CGCAGATGGCCCTGCGGTACGCCGCGCGCGAGGGCATCGAGGCCACCCGGTGGGTCGATGCCGAGGGCGCTATCCACGTCACGCTGAACGTGCAGTAGGGCGCTGAGCAGCCCTGACCATCAACCCGACCGATTCAGAGGAACAGACCATGCCGCAATTGGACGTCATCATCAAGGGTGGGAAGGTGCAGGTGAGCGTCATCGGCGCTACCGGCCAGTCCTGCCTCGGGCTGGCCGCGAATCTCGAAGCCGCCCTCGGCGGTGTGCGCGAGCGCGAACTGAAGCCCGAGTTCTACGAGACCGAAACCGCAGACGTGGCCATGCCGGCGGAGACGGAGGCGACGCGGTGAAGCACGAGATCCTCGTGAAGGACGGCGCCCTCGTGTTCGTCTATCACGACGATCTCCGGCCACTGTTTGGCCTCGGCGGGGAGGCACGCACGGCGCGTGCCTCCCACGTCGAACCGACCAGTGACAACCGGTGGACCGCTGACCTCTCCCCGGTCGGCGGCCCGGTGCTGGGACCGTTTGATGAGCGAAGCGAAGCGCTGAAGGCCGAAGTCGCGTGGCTCAACCAGTACGTGCTCGGCGTGACCCGATAACCCGACAACCCCGAAGGAGCGACCCCATGACATCCGCCATCGCGACTGCCGCCAATCGTCAGCGCCGGACCCTCGGTGAGACGCGGCCGAATCCTCGCCGACGCGTCACCGGTCGAGACCTCATCAACGATCCGGCTATCCGGGGCCTCGAATCCAACACGGTCCTGATCGCGGTTCACTTCAGCTTGTTCGGCCAGCGCCGGGCCCTCGACGACGGGGAATACTCGGAGGGCACCGAGAAGCGTGAGACCTCCGCGCAGAAGCGTCGGCTCGATTCGCCCGCGCTGACCCGGCTCGCGACCTTCGCGTGGAGCACGCGGGAGTGGGTGCGGGGCCTCGGCGCCCCGTCAGGGCTGCAGCCGGGCGTCCAGCGCATCCCGCTCGCGATGCTGGCGTACGCGATCGAGAACCTCGAAGGCCGGAAGGCCGAGTTCGATCGCCGGGTGACCGAGTTCGTCGCAGACTATCCGGCCGCCCTGCAGCGGACGGCGGTGAAGCTCGGGACGCTGTTTCACGCAGACGAATATCCGGACGTCAGCGAGGTGGCCGAGGAGTTCGACATGGGCTGGCGGATTCTCGCATCGGGCCCGCCAACCGCCCTCAGCGCCCTGAACGCATCGGTCTTCCAGCGTGAGCGCGAGAAGTTCGCGGCCAACCTCGCCGAATACGAGGATCGCTACCGGGTCATGCTGCGGGCCTCGGTGCTCGACCTGACCGAGAAGATCGCGGACATGCTGCGGCCGGACCCGGACGGCAAGCCGAAGCAGATCCGGTCCAAGGCGTTCGCGGCGCTGACGGAACTGCTCTCGACGATGCCGCAGCGCAACGTGATTCAGGACGCCGAGTTGGCGACGGCCTGCCGCCGGGTTGATCGGCTGCTGCGCGGGGTGGACGCCGATGTCCTGCGCGACGACGCCTCTGCGCGCGCGGAGATGGGCGCCAAGTTCACCGAGGCCGCCGAGGCGCTGAGCGGGCTGGTGGAGAAGGCGAAGCTCGGTCAGCGCCGGATCGTCATCGACTGAGGTCTCACGCAAGCCCCGGGGCGGATGGCCGCCCCGGGTCACTCAACCCGACTCACGAAGGAGCGACGATGATGCGATTCAAGGAAATGCCGATCACGCCGGAGCAGGCCACGAAGTGGCTCGAAGGCAATGTTCACAACCGGGCGCTGCGCGATTCGACGGTGATGCGTTACGCGCGAGACATGAAGGCCGGGAAGTGGCTGCTGACGCACCAAGCGATCGCGTTCAATGACGAGGGCGTGCTGATCGACGGGCAGCACCGGCTGTTCGCGGTCATCGAGGCCGGGGTCACGGTGTCGATGATGGTCGCGTGGGGCGTCGTCGACGAAGCGCAGGCGGTCATCGATGGCGGGCTGGTGCGGTCAGCGGTCGACCAGATCAAGCTGGGGCACAACTACGAGGGCGCCACGAACACTCACGTCGCGATCGTGAAGCGACTGGCGCGGCACTCGGTGCGAGGGGCGCTGACCTCCGCTGAGGTCTTCACGCTGCTCAAGACTCACAAGGCCGCGCTCGACTTCACGGTCTCCGCCTTCACCCGGCGGGTGCGCGGCATCACGATCACTCCGGTGATGGCGGTGGTCACGCGGGCGTTCTACACGCAGAACCACGAGCGGCTGGAGACCTTCTGCGCCCGGCTGTGCGACGGGCAGGTGGGGGATGATGAGCAGCCGATCCTGCTCCTCCGCAACTACCTGCTGGAGCGGCCGGTGACGCGCGCCAAGGTCGCGACGTCATCCGACGAGGTGATCTACGGGAAGACGGCCCGGGCCCTGACCGCCTACCTCCACGGCGAGCGGCTCTCGACGCTCTACGCAGCCAACTCGGAGTTGTTTCCGCTGCCGGCCGAGAAGTCGGTCACGCTGACGGGCAAGGCGACGAGCCGGCGGAAGGCGAGTTGAGGTCATGAGCAGCCGCCGATTCGGGAACCACGCGCGCTGGACGGATCCGGCGCTACAGGCCCGGTCGGCGCAGGTTCGACGGTGTGCCGAGAAGCGTCGTCACGCCACGATCAACGGCGCGCTCGCGCATGCCGTCGAACTCATCGGACGATTCGGGTACCTCGATGATCGATTGACCCCGTACCGTTGCCCGCATTGCGACGGGTGGCATCTCGGCCGACACCGAGAAGAGGAGCAGACCGATGGCCAGAAGACAAGCGACGCCGCGCGTGAGCGAGTGGACGCCGATGACCGAGTACGTGCCGCGCAAGGATCCGACCGGGAAGCCGTGGGTGGTCAGCCAGCATCGCGACGGGCACCTTCGGTGTAATTGCCCGGGGTTCATCTTCACCCCGGTCTGCGGGGTCGAGACCGGGCCGCAGCGATACTGCTCGCGCAAGCTGACCGCCGGGGCGGGGGTGGATCTCGGGCGAGGTGCGGACCGCGCGGAGCAGGCGCGGGGCAGCCGGCTGCATTGCGACATGCACGGGGCCATCCAGCCGGGCGGGTCGGTGCAGCGAGCCTGCCGCCACATCCTGATGTACCTCGCGGACCCGGTGACGCGCGCCACGACGGCCGCCGCGATTCCGCCGGAGACGCTGGCGCAGGTGCTCGCGCAGGCATGGCGGGTGGTCTTCACGACGCCGCTCTGCCAGCGCAATCAGGTGCATGACCTTCCGCACCGCTATCCAGACCTCTGGGCGCAGTTCATCGAGCGCGTCGACCGGGTGCGGCCGGTGAGCGGCGGCGGGCCGAGCGTCACCACCACGCAGTTGGTCCTGCCCGCGTCGAACCTCGGGGTTCGGCGCATCGCGATCGACTGAGGCATCCGTGGCTGCGCGGGCATGTTTCAGGTGCGGGCGGGCGATCGATGCGCTCGACATCCTGTTCACGGGATTGGTCTGTCAGCACTGCGGGGCCGACAACACCCTGCGTGATGCGCCGGAGCGAGAGCTGGCCAAACTGGCGCGGCGCGATGCTCGCGCGCGGCAGGAGTTGATCCGGCGGTTCAACGCGTTCGAAGACGAGGAGTGGGACGACGGTCAGGCGGCGGAGACCTCGGCGGCGCCGAGGCGGACTCGGCGCATTGCGCCACGGGAGGACTGAGATGCGAGGGATCGTCAAGGGGCTGCTGGTGGTGACGTTGGGGCTCGCGGTGCTCTACACGGTGACTGCGATCGAGATGGAGAGTTGGTTCTCGGCGTGGGTGGGGTTCGCGATCAGCGGGCTCCTGATCGTCGGGTTGCTGGAGCGGGACTGAGATGGCGAAACGCTCTCGTCAGCCAGCGGAGGCGGCGGAAGCGCCCTTGCCGATTCACGTCTGGACCACGCGCGAGGGGCGGCAGGTTCCGATCACGGAGATGACCGACGCCCACTTGAACTCCGCGATTCGATTCATCGCGGACCGCGAAGGGTTGCGAGCGAAGTGGGGCACCATCCTGCTGGCCGAACGCGATCGGCGCGATCGACTGGCCGGCATTCCAACGGCGGCGGAACTGCTGCGGGCCGCGAATCGGTCGCGTGGGCGTCGACGGCCGGTCCGCCGCTCTGAGCCGGAAGCCCCGGCGACGCCTCCGCCGATGATTGCGGCGATCGAGCAGGCGCATGTCCCGGTGGTGGGGCGGCGGCGAAACGTGTTACCGGACCCTGATGAGGAGGAGCGATGAAGAAGTGCGCGCAATGCGGAGGGCGGACGGCCCCGATCACGGGGATCTGCCTGAACCCGAACTGTCGGACGCGTCGGATCCATCCGGCGATCGCGGGGCAGTCGAAGGTCTGCGACGGGTGTCAGGAGCCGTTCACGCCGAAGCCGGGAGAGTCTCCGATCGGCTGGCAGAAGCGGCACGTCTGCTCGAACGACTGCCAACGCGAGTTGGTTCGAGCCGGCCGGTATGCCCAGAATTAGAGGTAATATCTCGCGGGACTGAAGGAGGAGCGATGACGGACAACGTTCGACAGGATCTTGATCTGGCCGGGTACGTGGTGCCGATGCCGGAAGGCGCCGGGAGCGGGGTGGTGCGCGCGCGGAAGATGGACCCGGCGATGACGGGCCCGGAGGAGTTCTATGTCGCGTGCTATCGCCTCGGCACCGGGGTGGGGGTGATCGGCATCTCCGCGATCGAGGCGGTCGCGTACGAACTGCACGCGCTCTGGTTGGTGGACGTTGGCAATGACGCCTTTAGCCCCGAGGCGCTGCGGGATCTGAATCAGCGGATGGATCAGGCCGCATGGACCGACGAGGAATCGTCGGTGGTGCGGGCATGGCTGCGAGAGCAGACCGGAGACCCGAACCTCACGCACGCGGGGTTCAAGGCGGCGATCGTCGCGCATATCGACATGGCGCGCGCGCTGAAGCTGGGTCGGATGCGCGTGCAGTAGAACCCGACGGAAACGGAAGGGAGAGATGGCGAAGAAGGACAAGCCCGCGAACGGCCACGGCACGTGGCCCTCCGTGTTTCCGGGCAAGGGAGACGTGCGGAGCATGAAGCTGACGCCGCTGGGTCACCAGTTGCTCGAAGAACTCTGCGAGCGGATCGAGATGCGCTCGGGAGAGGTCGTCGAGGGGCTGCTGCGGCTGTTCGGTTCGAAACTGACCAAGGACGCGTGCCTTCGTGACGAGGCCCGTCGTCAGCGAGCAGGAGCCGTGAGCCGATGACCGACACTCTTACCGAGGAACGCCCCGAACGCCCCGAGCGCGTCACGTTCGAACCGCGCAGTCCCAACGTTACGGAGGTGGTGGTCGCGCTGGCGCAGGCGCAGGGCGCGTTTCCGATCATCCCGCGCAACCGCCACGTCGAAGTGCAGACGCAGGGGCGGGGGTCGTACGGGTACGACTACGCCACGCTGGACGCCATCCTGAACGCGGTCACCCCGGTGCTGGCGCAGCACGGGCTGACGCTGTTCTGGGACACCCGTCAGCGCGGAGACCTCATCAAGATCCAGTGCTTGCTGTTCAAGGGTGAGCAGTGGATCTCGACGGCGCTCACCGCGCAGACGGACGCCACGCAGCCGCAACGCCTCGGGTCGACCATCACGTACCTGCGGCGCTACACGGTGCAGAACCTGCTCGGCATCGCATCCGAGGAGGACAACGACGCGGCCGACACGGTGCCCGGCCTGCAATCGCAGGCGGTGACCGAGCGCGAGAACGCGGCGCCCCGGCCACGGGGTGAGCGTCAGCAGGCGACGCCTGCGGCTCGCCAGCAGCCGGCGGCGGCGGAGCGGTCGTCGGCCCCACGCGGTGGTGGTCAGGACCGCGCGACCGACACGCGGCCGATCACGGACCCGCAGTGGAACCGGTTGCTGCGGCCGGCGATTCGGGCCTCGGGGCTGACCGAGGAGCAGGTGCTTGCGTGGGTGCATGAGCAGGGCGGCCCGGCAGACCTCACGGATCTCTCGAAGCTGCCGCGCATGTACGTCGACCCGCTGCTGGTCTACTGTCAGGAGCAGCACCGGGCGCGCGGGTCGGAGCCGGAGGACTTCGACTGATGGTGGTCGAGGCTCTTCCAGTCACGCTGGACGAGTCGGCGCACGAGTACCGGGTCTCGCTGCATGGTGAGGCCCGGCGCGTTCCGTCCGTGACGACGATCCTGCGGGCCGCCGGGGTCTCCGGGTGGTCGCGGTTTCCCAACCCCGGGCCGCGTGAGTACGGACGACGCGTGCATCTCCTGACCGCGCGTCTCGATCGCGGCGAGCGCGTGGATGTCCCGATGATGCTGGAGGCGCCGATCGCCGGCTGGCGTCGGTGGGTCGCGATGACGCGGCCGACGTTCACGCACGTCGAGTGGCCGTTCGGGTGCCGCGTCGATGGCCGCTGTTACGCAGGCACGATCGATCGCGTCGCGGTGATCGGTGGCGTGGTCACGGTGGTCGAACTCAAGGCCGGGTCGCCCAGCGTGGGGCACGCGCGCCAACTGGCCGCGTACGCGCTGCGCGTCAACGCGCGTCGCGCGATCGCGGTCTACCTGCGGCCCGATGGCAAGATTCGGGTGGTCGAGTTCACCCCGGTGCAGATTCTGGAGTCGCAAGGGGTCTTCCTGACCGCGCTGGCGAACTGGATCGATGACACCGACGCGATCTGGGATGACGGAGAGGGGTGGGACTGAGATGGGATTCTGGGGCATCGATCACGGCGGACGGGCCGTGCCGACCACGCAGGAGGCGGCGGTCGAGCGGCTCTCGCAACTCGGGCACTACGTGTCAGAGGGCGGCGGGCTGGTAGCCCGAGACTTCCTGCCGAACGGATGGCAGGTGTCCACCACGTTCCGGCCGGTGGGGCAGGACGCCCGGCGCTTCGTCACGGTGCTGACCTCTCCGGACGGATCCCAGACGGAATGGCAGGCGGTCACCTTGGACGCGGCCCGGGGCCTCCATGCCGCCTGCGTCGACAAGGCCCGGCAGCACGTCCGTAGGGTGCTGGTGACGGACGACCGGCCGCTCTGAGCGGCCCTGAGAGGCGCTGAGGGGCTCCGGGGGGATCAGGTGGCCGCCCCGGGGCCCGTCAAGGCCGCCTGCCGGCGCTGTGGCGGCCGGCGGGGGCAGATTCGAGGCCGCCGATTCCCAAGGAGAACGCCCAATGGAGACCCAGAACGATCCGGCTGAGGCTCAGCCGGCCCTGACCGCGCGCGTGGCGACGGAACTGACGGTCACCGCCTCGGTGCCCCGGCTGCCGCCGATGGACGTGGTCGGCATGGCGCAGGGACTGGTCATCGCTGATCAGGCCGCCTGCGAGGCGGTGTGCGGGGAGAGCGGCCTGCTGGCGGCCCTGAAGCGCCGGCTGAAGGTCATCGCGGACCACTACGCGGCGGTCCGCCGGCCCTTCAATGACGCCTTGAAGCAGGTGCGGGCGATGGAGGCGACCGATACCGAGCCGGTGCAGGCCGCGCATGACCTCGTCGAGGGCAAGGTCTTGGCCTTCCGGCGGGAGGCCCGGGAGGCGGCAGAGCGAGCCGAGCGAGAGGCCGCGCTGCAGGCAGAGGCGGAGCACCGCGAGGTGGTGGCGGCCTTCGAGGAAGCCGCGCAGGCGTTGCCCGAGATTGCCCCGACCTTGGAGGCGATTCGCGCGGCCGGGCCGCAGCCGGCGACGACGGCGGTGAGCCGCCCGTCCAATCAGGCCGGCGGGGTCACGTTCCGGACGACATGGCGCGCAGAGGTCACCGATCTGCAGCGGCTGGTGCTCGGCGTGGCGGTCGGCATCCTCGCTGAGCGATGGATCGACGGAAGGCGCGTGCCGCAGGCGGTGTTGGCCTTCTTCGACCGGAAAGGGATCCGGGCGGTCCCGATCGAGGCGATCGAGCCGGCGATGCCGTGGCTGAACGATCAGGCTCGCCAGTTCACGACGACGTGGGATCTGCCCGGGGTGCGTGCGGTCAGTGAGGAAGGCACGGCTCGGAAGGCGGGCCGGCGGTGAATCTTCGTCGGTGGCTCTACTTCATGGCCCGGTTGATCGGGGACTGGAACGCGATCGCGCGCGGGCGGACGACGCGAGGCGTGAGGCTGACGAGCAGGCGATCGCGCTGCTGCTGCAGGTGGACGCGGCGGAAGACGACGACGAGGAGGGGGATGCGCTGGCCCTCGCCGAGTGCTTTGACCAAGCCGGCATGATGGGCTGATCGGCTATCATCCGGGCCCGCTGTGCTGAGGGCGTCGGGTCTCAGGAGCGCGGCGGGTGATTCCGTACAAACGAAGGCCGGTGACGCTGGGAAACTCGGGAACCCGACAGAACCCGAGAAACGTCACCGGCCCGAGGCGATCGAGGAGCGAGTTCGATGCCGTGCGAGCATCCTACCAGAATCGCTGCGGGAGCCAAGTGACATGGCTCCACGCGCGTTGACGACGACGGACCTTGCGGTCCTAGCTCTCCTGCGGCGCCATCGGCGTCGTGCCACCGACCACTACGATTCGCACGCGTACGACACGTACGTCCGCCTCGAACACGAGGCCGGCCGTCGTGCGCCATCGCGCGCGGTCTTCTACCGGGCCACGGCTCGGCTCGCATCATGGTCCCTGCTGACCGTGCAGCGGCGAAATCGTCGCGCCGGTCGGCTGCCGAACCGGTACGTGTTCCCGGTCCCGTGTGAACTTGGGGCGGGTGATCAGACGTCGCGTGGATCCAATGACTTACAGGGTCCGCGTGAACTTGGGATCAAGAACAAAGTACAAAGTACAGGTACCACCCTAACGGGTGGTACAGCCCGGCAGACCCCGCCGGCCTCAGCGCAGTTGAGCCTGCTGCCTCCGAAGCCGCCGAAGCCGCGCAAGCCCCGCACCCCGTCTCAGAACGATCGCGACCTCGCGCAGTGGCGCGAGATCTACGCTGAGGTCAGAGGCGAGCCGCTGGAGCGGCTGACTGACGAGGCGTGGCGAGAGGAGCGCGGCAAGCTGAAGTGGCTGCGGGCGCAGGTGCCGGATGAGGCCGAGCGGAAGACTCTGCTCGAACTCTACGCTCAGCAGCGGGATCCGTTCCTCATCCGGAATCGGCACCTGCTGCGCTACCTGATGACGCAGGGGCGGTTCTACGACCTCCTCGACATCGCGCGACGAGACCTCGCGAACCGGGAGGATCTCGGCCTATGACCCCACGACGTGACCCGAAGAAACGCACGCGAGGCGCAGACTCGCGCGAGATCGCCCAGCCGGGGATCGACCCGCAGGCGTCCGAGAAGTTGTTCCCGATCGCGGCCGAGCGCGCGCTGATCGGGCATCTCATCCTCCACCCGGCGGCGCTCACAGAGGTCACGCTGCCGGCCGGGGATCTGCACTCGATGGTGCCGCGCAAGGTCTTCGAGGCGATTCGCTCGATCACGGAGAGCGGCTGCGTCGTCACGTTCCCAGCCATCACGGCGGCCGTGCAGCAGTTCGGTATCTCGCCGGCTGAGGTCTCGGCGCTCTCAGACGCGTCGTTCAGGGGCGCGCGCTGGCAGGGGTACCAACACCTCGTGCGCGAGGGCGCCGCGCGGCGACGGCTCTACTACGCCGCGCAGGCGATGCTCGACAACATCGCGTACGAGGAAATCGACGAGTTGCGCGCGGGGATGTACGCGACGCTCGAACACGACACGGGGCATGCCCCACCCGAGGAAGATCGCTTTGATCGGGTGCTGACCAAGGCGTTGACTGAGCCCACTGACTACGTGCGGACGCTGATCGATGGCGTCGACGACCGGATCTACGGCGTGCCGCGCGGGTCGCTGGTCATCATCGGCGCGCGGACGAGCGTGGGGAAGACCGCGCTCGCGGTGGACCTCGCGACGAAGTGGGTCAAGGCCGGGCGCCGGGTCTCGTTCCTCTCGCTGGAGATGTCCGCGCGGGAGGTCGTGGCGCGGTTCGCCGGCTCGATGACGGGGATCCCGGTCATGGACGTCCATCGGCGCGCGGCGGACGTGACCGAGCAGGTGGTGCAGGGCGCCGCGCTGCATCTCGCAGACCGGCGGAAGATGGGCGGGGTCACGCTGCCGATTCTCAAGGCCCGGGCGCACCAGCACGCGCGGCTGATGGGCGGGATCGACGCGCTGATCGTGGACTACGTGCAGTTGGTGGACCCGGTGCAGCGGATCGACGAGTCGCGGTATCAGGCGGTCGGGCGCATCTCTACCGAGTTGAAGGATCTCGGGGCCGCCCTGAACTGCATCGTGTTCGCGCCTGCACAGGTGGGGCGGTCCGTTGAAGACCGCACCGGGGCCGATCAGGCTCCTCGGCTGTCAGACCTCCGCGAATCGGGCAACCTCGAACAGGATGCCGACCACGTCTGGTTCGTCTGGAAGGAGCGGCGGCGGAAGGCGAAGGGGCTCGACCCGTCTGCGACCGAGCGGACGATTGTCCCGGGATGGCGTCCGGTGAAGCTCTCCGTGGCCAAGAACCGATTCGGGCCGGTGGGGACGATCGACATCCAGTTCGACCCGGTGACGATGCAATTTCACGAACTGGCGGCAGAGGAATGAAACACGGGACCACGGCCGGCTATCGGCGCGGGTGTCGCTGTACGCGTTGCCGCGCGGGGTGGGCTCGGTATCATCGGCGTCGTCGACGGAGGCGGGCTCGCGAGGGGCTCTGCGTCGAGTGTCCTGCGATTGCCGAAGACCACGCGCGGTGTTCGCGGTGTCACGAGCGGTATCTGGCTGGATGCCGGCGACGTCGGCTGAAAATCGATTGATTCCCGGCCGCGCTCGCGAGATAGTGGGGCCCGCGAGTTAATACGTCAGCCCACCAAGGAAGCGAGGGTAACGCATGGCAACACGGGGACGGAGAGGGGCGCCACCGGAGGCGTCGGCGGGCTCAGAGCCCGAAGGCCGGTTGGTGCAGGCCGATCAGGGACCGCTCTTCCAGCATGAAGGGTTCGTGGTCTACGCGACCGGGCTGCAGGGCCCGACGACGGCGCCAGACTACGAGGTGTGGCGGGGCGTCGGCGGGTCGCTGTATCGGCTCGGCAACGCCACGTGCTGGGCGCTGGGAGACTGGCTCGCGTACGGGGAGCACGCGTACGGGGAAAAGTACGCGGACGCGATCGCGGAGACCGAGTACTCGAAGCAGGCGCTGAAGGACATGGCGTGGGTTTCGGGCTCAATTCCGAGACCGTCGCGGTACCGCGACGTTTCATGGAGCCATCACCGCGAGGTGGCCGCGCTGCCGGCGCCTGACCGCGACGCGATGCTGCGTCGGATCTCGACGGAGGGGCTCTCGATTAAGCAGGTGCGCGAACTCCTGCGGGAGAGCAACCACCGGGCGCGAACCGTCGAGCGGGCATGGCCGGCCGGGCGGCACGGGGTGATCTACTGCGACCCGCCGTGGCGGTTCGATGACGGGGTGACGGACGCCTCGCGCGAGGCGGAGAACCAGTACCCGACGATGAGCGCGGAAGAACTGGCGGCGATGGCCGAGCGCATCGCGTCGGTGGCCGCCTCGGATTGCGTCCTGCTGATGTGGGCGGTGGCGCAGAAACTCGACGAGGCCGTGGATCTGATCAGGGCGTGGGGCTTCGAACTCAAGTCCGGCAAGGTCTGGGTTAAGGATTCGATCGGGATGGGCCACTGGTATCGCGGGCGGCATGAACTGCTGCTGCTGGCGACGAAGGGCTCACCCGCCACCCCGCTCGAAGACGTGCGGCCGGATTCGGTGCTGCAATCGCCTCGGCGCGGGCATTCCCAGAAGCCGGACGAACTCTACGCGGAGATCGAGGCCATGTTCCCGGGCGTGCCGAAGATCGAATTGTTCGCTCGCGCCTGCGAGGCTCGTCCACGAGGCTGGACGACGTGGGGGAACGAGGCGCTCGATGCGCCGAAGCCGGATGTCGAGGCGTCAGGGTCTCCGATCGAGGGAGAGGTCATGCCGCCGATGCCGCCGGCCCGGCAGGATGACGCGTTCACGTTCGACGAGGCCAATCCCGGCGACGTGGTGGTCTTCACCCAGACGATCGGGAACGTGCTGCACCGGGTGCGCGGGGTCTATCAGGGCGCCGACGAGAAGGCGCCGCGCACGCGGGTCAAGATCGAGATGCTGGACGGGCCGCGTGGCGGTGACACGCTGACGTTCAAGCGCGGGATGCCGCTGGCCGCGATCGAGCGCGCGGAGCCGGCGGAAACAGGCGTGGAGGCCGTGCAGGCATCCATGTAACGGGGCTGGCCGTCGCGCGGCGGTTCGGGCAATGACGCTCGGAGCCGCGCGGCGGCCCGCTGGGAACACAGGAGGGGTTCATGGCACGCAAGAAGGATCCGGTTGAGGAGTTCACGAAGTGGGCGATGGTCGCGCCGATTGACGAGGTGAACGGCTCGTTGCGCGTCATCCAGTCGGCGATCGCGACCCGTCAGGGCGCGAGCACGCGGCCGGCGCCCCGGCAGCGCGCGACGCGGGTGAGGCCGCCGCAGCCGGCGGTGAGCGACGACACGAACTGACGGAAACCACCATGCGGTGGCTGATCTGCGAAGGTTCGTGTAACCCGCAGGTGCGGGAGATCGACTTGGCCGTCAAGCGCTGGCGAGCCCGGTTCGATCTCCCCCCAGCCGTGACCGAAGAGGTCACGCTACTCCGCGCGCAGCGCGCGCTGCGCTACACGCTACACGACGTCACGGGTGAGGAGGTCGCGACGTGTCAGCACTGCGGAACGAGCCGGCGCTATGGGCGTCGATGAGCTGGTACTGGTTGGCGCGGTGTTCGCGTCGATTGCGATGGCGAGCGCCTTGGGTGGGGTGGCGATTCTGGCCTTCCCTGATCTGCGTCGTGCGCGGGCACGAAGACGTGCGTCGCGCCAAGGGCGGTCGGCTCTACGTGGAGTGCCTGAACTGCCTCCGTCAGAGTGGGGGCGTCGAAGTCGTTCAGGCGAGGCCGATGCCGGTTCTCCGTGGGAGGCGGTCGTGAGCTGGACTGATCGCGATCGCCGGATGGCGCTCCTGACGCGCGCGGCTGAAGACGACGCGTGGTGGTCGGATCATGTCAGCGCGCGGGAGTTGGTCTCTCGCCGTCTCGCCTGTCCATCGGCGCGGGCGTATCTGGAAGGCGGGGATCCGCCGGTGGCCTCGCTGACGGGGTGCTCGTGCGGCGCCCGGCGCCCCGGGGCCGATCATGCGGCGGAGTGGTCCGAGCATCTCGGCGAGGCCGGGTTCGGGCGCCATGAACTGAGCGCGAACGGGTGTTCGTGCGGGTGGACCCCGTGGCAATGGCCGGCGGCAGAGGAGCGCGCGGCGATCGAGCGCATCCGGGCTCGCGATCTCGGGGAGATCGCTCAGATCGGTAGCGCGCGGGCCGAAGTGCGCGAGTGGCCGGGCGTGATCGGGGCAGCCCCTGCCGGGCCGGGGCTGATACTGCGGACCCTGCGCGTCGATCCAGAGATCCTGCGGCACCCCGAGCGGTCGGTGCTGGTGCAGGCGTGGGCGAATCACCACAAGGTGGCGCTGCTGATGGGCGTTGCTGGCGACGGGCAGGTGGTGCTCGACGAGATCCGGCAGACGATCGGGCCGCAGGCGTTCGAGCGAGAGGCGATGGCGTGGGCACGTGTGCGTCGAGGGGATCGAAGTGCGCGGATCGACAGCCTCTACGATCGCTGCGGGGTCCGGCCGATGGTGGAAGGCACGGAACGGGTAGCGTCGCGCGTCGCGGCAGCGGGAGGGATTCGGCGGTGGCTCTCGCGCCAGAGGGATCTCGCAGGCGGCGCACCGCCGCTGTTCCAGTTCGGGCCGTTGGCGGACGGCGGCTGGCGGGTGGTGTATGGGGGCGCCACAACGGTTCTCACGGACGGGGTCGCCTATCAGGTGCACGTCGAGACGGAGCGCGAGCGCGCGCGGGAGCGGTACCGGAATCGTCAGGCTCGCCAGACGACAATCCCCGGAAATCTGTATCACCTCGGGCAAGGAGTGGTGTGGCCTGAACGCCAGATCGAGGTGACCACGTTCGGCGACATGACGCGTCGATTTGCGTCGATGGGGGTGGAAGCGGGTCAGGCGGCGCAGGCGCTCGCGAGCGTGGGTGAGGCGATCGCGGGGATCGATGCCGCCTTGACCCGTCGCGCGATGTTGCCGAAGCAGGAGGAGCCGGTCGTAGGGGAGATCTCGCGGGAAGACGAGACTCCACGGACGCGGTGGACGCGGCGCATCGCGATTGATGATGACGAGGAGTGATTCGGTGACGGAACCGGTGGTGCGGGAGACCGCGCTCAAGCTCGCGAACTCCTTCAAGCAGCCCGTGGTCATCCTGAACGAGCAGGGCCGCGCGGATACGTTCTCGGTGATGCTGAAATCCGCGTGGAAGAAGGCCAAGCACGCGTCGCGAATCATCGACGAGATCCGTCCGGACGGCTGGTGAGGCGATGCCACGTCGTGTTGCTCCGAGAACTGACGCTGAACTAGAGCGCGATCGCGTGATGATCGACGCGATCTTGCGTGAAAATGCCAAGCGGAAGCGGTTTGCTCAAATAGAGCGCGTCTCAAGAGTGTCGTTCTGGTTCGATCGGAAGGCAGTCGAAGACTGTTACCGTGACCTCGCCGGACCGATGTTTTGTTCGGCCTGCAAGCCAAAGCCGTACGGGCAGAGGTTGTGCCCGTCGTGCCGTTCTGTCTGGCGCGGCATTGGGGCGGCAGTGAAGTTCTTCAGTCGATGCGTGCTGCGCGGAGGTGGTGGTGAGTCTCGATCATCGTGATCCCTCGCTGCTGTTCCGGAAGCCAGAGCCCCGGGCTGCCACGAAGAAGCGCGAGGAGCGTCAGGCGGACGCCGCGCGGCTGGCCTGCGTGATCGCGGTCTGGGAGCGCGCGAAGGGGCGCTGCGAATACTGCGGGGCGCCGGTCTACACGTGCCAACGCGCGGTGGCGGAGGCGACCGGGGCCCCGGTGTCAGACTTCTGGAAGGTGCTCGGGCACGTTCATGAGGAGATCCCGCGCTCGCGCGGCGGTGATCCGACCAACCCTGACCACTGCAAACTCTCGTGCACGGGCTGTCACTTCCCGGGGCCGAGCGGAGGCCATCGGTGACAATGAAGAAGCGATCGATCCGAGTCGAGGAAGCGCACCTCCGTGATCTGAAGCCAGACCCGGAGAACGTCAGACGACACAACCCGAGGAACATCGGCGTGATCGTTGAATCGCTGCAGGCGGTCGGCGCCGGGCGGTCGGTGGTGCTCGATGAAGACAACGTGCTGCTGGCCGGCAATGGGGTGCATGAGGCCGCTGCCGAGGCCGGCATCGAGCGCGTGGTCATCGTCGATGCGCCCGGCGACGCGCTGGTGGCGGTCCGGCGGCATGGGCTGACCCCGGAGCAGAAGCGCCGGCTCGCGATCGCGGACAACCGCGCCAACGAGTTGTCCGAGTGGGATCCCGCGAAGCTTGCGTCGCAGTTGGCGGCCTTCGACGGCTCGCTCATCGGGTCGGTGGGGTTCACGGCCGAGGAACTCGCGGCGCTCATGCCGCGCGTCGAGCCGCATGAGACCGAGGCGGACCCGGACGCGGTCCCGGACGAGCGGCCCACGGCCATCGAGGCCGGCGATCTGTTCCGGCTGGGGGACCACTACCTGCTCTGCGGCGATGCGACGCGTCCGGGCGACGTGGCGCGCGTCATGGGTAACACCAAGGCGGTGCTGCTGCACACCGACCCGCCGTGCGGGGTGAAGCTCGATCTGACGCAGAACCATCGGGCCTCGAATCAGGCGAAGGGGATCCAGAAGAAGTACCGGGAGTTCGGCCCGATCGCGAACGATGACATGGACGAGGCTGGGCTCGAACGCCTGCTGACCGCGACGTTCGCGGTCGCGGAGGCGCATCTCCTCGCGAAGGCCGCGTACTACGTGTGGCACCCGACGCTCTCGCTGTCGTCGGTCTTCTTCCGGGCCGCCGCCGAGGCCGGTCTGCTTGTGCATCGGCAGATCGTCTGGGTGAAGCCGCACTTCGTGTTCGGTCGCGGGGACTACCACTGGCGCCATGAACTCTGCTTCTACGGGTGGCGGAAGGGGAGCCGGCCGAAGTTTCTCGGCGAACACAATCAGGACACCGTCTGGACGCTCGATGAGGGCGGCGGGTCCATCCGGCGCGATCAGATTCACCCGTCGCAGAAGCCGGTCGAACTCTTCATCCGGCCGATCCGGAACCATTGCAAGCCGGGCTCGGTGATCTACGAGCCGTTCAGCGGGTCAGGGTCGCAGATCATCGCGGCCGAACAATGCGGGGTCTCCTGCCGCGCGATCGAACTCAAGCCGTCGTACGTGCAGCAGTCGATCGACCGCTGGGAGCGGTTCACCGGGAAGACGGCGGAGCAGGTGGAGGGCTGAGGATGCGAGAGTGGAAGTTCAAGAACCACGCGGTGCTGACGCTCGGCGACATGCGGATGTTCGAGCAGATGAAGACGACGGGGGTGTCTCCAAACCTGCTCTGGGATCTGATGAAGCGCTGGATCGACCCCACGCCCTCGGATGCCGAACTGAGCGCGGTCGGGATCGACGAGGTCATGGCCCTGATCCCGCAATTGACCGTGCATGTCCGCGAGGTCTCCGAGCGCACGGCGCGGCTGATGTCCACGGCCGCCCTGTTCACGAACGCGGACGCGAAGAAGCCGCCGAGCCCGCCGGCTGAAGATGAGGCCGAGGAAGGCGAGACGTAGACCAACGCGCGGTGGTTTTACCGTTTGCAGGCCCGCGCGGCTCTAGGTAATATCTCGGGCGTCGGGGATCGGGCCACTGAGTCGCGGTACACGTAGCTCAATTGGTAGAGCACAAGCCTCTGGCGCTTGCTGTAGCTGGTTCAAATCCAGCCGGTCACTCCGGGCAACCGGACGCGAGTTGATCAGCCCACCCGACGATCTTTGACATCATCATCCTGCGGCGGACACTGGACAGCGGTACACGCTTTGTAAACGTCAACGCCAACAGAGGGATGGCCCTTCGGGGCGGACCCTCACGCTGACCGATCTTCCGTCGCGGATCCTCTCGACCCCCTCGCGTTCACTGCGCGGCGCTACACGTCTTGCTTGGTTCGATTCCAAGATCCTCCGCTTCTGATGGAGGATCGCCCAATGGTGGGCAACGTCGCACTTCACGCCGAGCGATCCAACGCGAGGGGGACTGCTCCCCTGAATAACGAATCGATCCGAGGAGGTTGCCCATGCCTGCCGTCGCCGAGTCCGTTTTCACGAAGCCGCAGATCATTGCGGCCCTGACCCAATCGCCCCACGGAAACCTTGACGCCTATGCGCCGATCGCGGCGCAGGCGGTCGCGACCGACCCCGACTTCTACGCGCACCTTGTCGCGTGGAACGCGCTCAAGGGGCAGGTGCGTGACGCCAAGGTGGCGTTGCCGGTGCTCGGCCTCGTGCCGCCGGTCGATCCGGTGCACTTGGAGAACGCGCTGGCGCATCTCGTCGCGCTCGACCCGCGTGAGTTCTTGCGGGCGCTGACCTTCGCGCGCACCCAGAACGGCGTCTCCGGGCGCCGGCTGCGGCGGGTGGTCGCGCTCTACCTGCGCGATCTGGAGGCTGTGTTCCCGTCATGGGAGCGGATGGCGGTCCAGTATCGCGACGCGCTTAAGACCCTCTACACGCGGTGGCACGTCAACGCGTCCCCGTTCGCGCGTCGCCTCCTCGTCGAAGGCGCGGCCGAGACCACGGACCGGAGCCGGTTCGGGGTCATCAAGGCCCTGCCGACGATGCCGGCGGAGGAGGCGGCCGAGGCGATTCGTCGCCTGCGGCTGCCGTTCCTCGTCGTGTCGAGCCTGATGGGCCGCCGGCTCGGTGAGCAGCCGATCATGGCGGCGGTCATCGAGCGGATGTCCCCGACCGATCTGGTGCGTCAGGCCAAGGCCCTGAAGCGCCGGGGCGTGCTCGACCACCCCGAGTTGCGGGCGGTCTACGAGCGGGCGATCGAAGCGGCGGCCCGGAAGCCGGGTCGGGCTCAGCGCGCGACCCTGAAGGCCACCAAGGCCGCAGACGTCGTGGAGACGGCGGGTGACCCGCGCACGGCGGGCCTGCTGCGTCGGCTGCAGGAGCGGCAACTCGACGCGCTCGGAGGTGTCTCGGGGCGGTGGCTGCTGCTGGCGGACCGGTCAGGGTCGATGTCGAGCGCGGTCGATCTCGCGAAGGAGATCGCGGCGGTGCTCGCGCGCATGGCCTCGAACGTGGTGCTGATCTACTACGACACCAGCCCGCAGCGGTTCGAGGTCTCGGGAAAGACACTGGAGGAGATCCGGGCGCTGACGCGGCACATCCGCCCGGCCGGCGGCACCGACGCGTGGTGCGGGCTGGAGCCGTCCATCGCGAGCCGTGAGGTCTTTGACGGGATCGCGATCGTCAGCGATGGCGGGGAGAACACCCCGGGGCGATTCGCGCAGGTGTTCGAGCGGTACTGCGCGGTGGTCAACGCCGAGCCGACGCTCTACCTGTATCGGGTGGACGGGGATGCCGACCGGCTCTCCCCGCAGTTGCCGGGAATCATGACCGTGTTCGACCTGAAGGGGCAGAACATGGACTACCACTCGCTGCCGAATCTCGTGCAGACGATGCGAACGGGGCGGCATTCCCTGACCGACGAGATCTACGCGACCCCGCTGGTGACGCTGGCGGAGGCGTTGCCGAACGTGGCCCCGGGAGACATCACGCGGGCGATCGGGAGGGTGGCGTGAGCGTCGACGCGACGGTGATCGCGCACGAGGCGTTGCGACAGCTTCAGAGCGCGGGGGTCGAGCGCGTCATGGCGTTGTCGGAGAAGGTCACGGAGACGTTCACGCCAGCATCGACCGCCGAAGACGTGGCCAACGCGCTGGTGGAGCCGATCGCGCGTCTCAAGGAGCGCGCGTTGCGGCTCGGCGCGATCTTCGTCGGAGTCAGCCCGAGGGATGGCGCGCGGAGACTCGAAGCGCAGGAAGATGTCGCGGTGATGGACCCGGCGTCTGGGGTGGGGGTGGTCTGCCGTCGCTTGGCTGGCGACCACGGGTATACCCTCATCGCGCACGTCGGGGTGCTTCGCAGGGAACACCGCACGGATCCGGCGCGCGCGCAGGCCACGGCGGACGCCATCGCGGTGTTGCGGATGGCAGTGAGGGCGCTCGATGGCACGCAGTAGACGGCCGGCGGCGGTGCAGACCGAGAAGACCCCGGGTTCATGGCGCGTGGTTGATCGGGCGGATGGTCGGTTCGAGGCCCGCTGTTCCTGCGGGTGGGTCTCACGGGCGGCTGCGACCAAGGCGGCGGTACGTGAGGAGGCCCGGGCACACTGGACGGCCTTCCACGTGCCGCCCGAGGCGAAGTAGGGCCATGCCGCGCGGCATCGGCCCCACCCAGCGAGCCATTCTCTCGTCGATGGTGAAGCATCACGGCGGGGTCTGGTCGTGTCATGCCGGGTGGATGTGGGACACCCCGAGCGGCACCCTGCTCCTGATGGAGAGCCTGCGGCGCCGAGGGCTGGTGACCACTCGGCGGGCTGACCGGCTGTGGAACGGCTTTCAGCCCTTCGACGAGTACGTGGTGACCGAGGCCGGGCGTCAGGCGGTTGCGTGAGAATGTCCCGGGGGCTAAGTGGAAAGCGGCCGTATCCAACGGGTAAGACCCGTCCCCCGGGCCCATTTCGCGCGATCGGGTCTTGATCAGGGCGCATCCGGCGCTACACTGACCCGCACGTATGCCCGACGACCTCATCATCCCAGAACACCCGGCCTCGGCGCCCACGAGCCCGCCGGAGCCCTCAGCGGAGACACCCTCGCCCTCTCGCCTCACCCGGCGCCGCAACGCGCCCACGGGCCCGCCAGCGCCCCCAGACGGCCCGCCCGAGCAACCCACGGAACGGCCCACGGAACGGCAGCCGCTGCACATGGCGCCCTCGCGCCCACGTAGGCGGGGATTCCGGCGCCGGGCGGTCCGGGCGGCCTTCCTCGCGGCCTTCGCGAAAACCGGGGTGATCACGACGGCCTGCGCGATGTCCGGGGCGGATCGGCGGGATGTCTACCGGTGGCTGGACGACCCGGAACTGACCGACTTCCACGCGGGGTTCAGGGATGCCGAGAAGCAGGCGGCGGACTACCTTGAGCAGGAAGCCGTGCGCCGGGCGGTGGTCGGGTGGGAGGAGCCGGTGTTCGGGCGGACCACCGTGGTGCAGAACGGGAAGGCGATCAGCGTCACCGGGCAGGTGGGGAGCGTCCGCAAGTACTCGGACCGGCTGTTGGAGATGATGCTCAAGGCGCGCAATCCGAAATTCCGCGAGCGGACGGCGGTGGAGATCGGCGGTGACCCGGAGAACCTTGCGCCGGTCAGGACCGAGGCGGTGCACATCTATCTGCCGTCGAACGGGCGCGACCCGGATGACGAGAGCGGGGAGGGCTGAGTGGCGCTGGCCTGCGTGACGAAGCGCGGCCGGGCGTCGCTTGGCCAGCAGGCTGAGGTCTTGCGCGCGGTGGCCGAGACGTGGGCACTGGAGGTGTGGCAGACGCCTCCGGAGCTGGCGGCGGACGTGGACGCGATCTTTGCGCGCGACGGGGTCGTGGTCGCAGTGGCGGAGGTGAAGGCGCGCGACATGGGCGCTGACGACCTGATGGAGTTCGGGTCGTATCTGGTGACCGCAGACAAGCTGCAGCGCGGCATGGCCGTCGCGAAGGCCCTCCGGGTGCCGTTCCTGCTCATCGTCGGATTGATGCGTGACGAGCGGGTCGTCTACTGGAAGATCTCGGATGAAAACGGGGAGCCTCGCGCGAAGTGGTGCGGCGGACCTTCCCTGACTCCCCGCAATGGGGCGTCATGCGCGAAGAGATCCCGTTGGGCACGGTCTATCATGCGACGTGGGTCGGGAGCGGGTTCACGCTGCAGCACGATTCCGGGCTCTCGCGCGAGGTAACGTGCGTGGTGGCGGCCCGGCCGAACACGGAGCGCGGGTACATCCCGGTGGACCTCTTCGAGTATGGCGAGCCCTGACGTGGCGGACCGGCGGCGGCGGATCTCCGATGACGACGCGCGGCGGCGGTCGGAGATGCTCTACTCGGCGCTGCTGTTCGTGATGGCGCTCCGGCTCTCCGGCGTCCTCGACCTGCAGGTGGGCCAACTGGTGGTGCTGACGGTCTCGGTGGCGGTCATCGACGGGTTGACGCGGTTAACGGGCCGGCTGTTCGCGTGGGTGGTGCGGCTGTGTGAGGAGGGGTGGGACCGATGGCGATCGCGGTGATGCTGCTGATTGGATGGTCAGCGATCGTGGGGGTCTTCGGGCGCTCGGTGGGGACGCGATCGATCGCGTTCGGGGCGCATTGCTGGTTCCTCCATCCGTGGTTCGTGGCCCTCGCGTGGTGGCGGCTCTACGGGTTCCCGTGGGATCCGAGGCTCTGGGTCGCGTTCTTCGTCCATGACCTCGGATACATCGGCGCCAAGAACATCGACGGGCCGGAAGGGGAAGAGCACCCGTGGCTCGGGGCCACCCTGATGGAGGTCTTTGACGTCAGGGGGTGGGCAACGACCGGGGCGCGTGACTGGCTGCCGCGCGCGCTCGACGCGGTCTACGGGCCCGTGGCGCGGCACGGGGCCTACAACTGGCACCAGTTCGCGTTCTACCACTCGCGGACGATGGCGCGGCGCTACGGACGCGCGCCCTCGCGGTTGGCGGCGGCGGACAAGCTCGCGATCGCGCTGACCCCGGCATGGCTCTACCTGCCAATGGTCCGGATGACCGGCGAGATCGGGGAGTACCGGCGCCTGCATGACGAGGCGCATGCGGGTCGGGGCAAGTACGCGGCGGACGGCGGCATGCGACACGGGGCCTCGGATGCCGAGTGGTACCGGAATCTGCGCGAGTGGAGCCGTGGGTGGGCGTACGCGAATAGGCTCCCGGCGCCGGAGGTCTGAACATGCAGGCAAGTGGGAAAACTCTCGCGGAAGACCTCGCCGAGCGGCTCGGCCTGATGTTGAAGGCCGCGATTCAGGACGTCTGGGAGGCGCGTGACGAGGCGTCGGAGATGCGTCGATCGTGGCAGCAGGCGGAAGGGGCACTTGACGAAGCGGCGAAGGAAGTCGGCCGACATGAAGCACACATCGTGGAGCTGGAGGCGCAACTGGCCGAGGCGAGGCGCGATGTCGTGATAGCGGCTGGGGAGTGTGCGGTTCCCATCCCGGAACCGAGCTCAGACATGTCTCGGCTGCTGATCGCCAACGTCCTGCTCGGGCGTGAGAACGCCACCCTGCGCGCGGAGCGTGGGCGGCTCATTCAACGAGCGGTTGAGCTGGTGCGTGAGGTGTACCAAACGCATGGTGCCGGAGGCTACGGCCACATCGTCTGGGACGACGATAACGTCGAGGATGACCATGTGAAATGGTGCGCGGACAACATGCAGGGAGACCCGCATGGGGACGTGGCACAGCATGGCGCTGAGGTCTACGCCCTGCAGCGTGCGGCGCTCGAACTTTACCTTCTCCTTGGAGAGGAGGAGCGCCTGCGCGCGAATCGGGAGGCGTTGAGGGGCGACAGATAGGGCTGGTGCTGGTGGGTGTGCGGCCGGTGACGCGCGAGCAGGCGGAAGTGGCGGCGGCGGTCATTCAGTGGCTCGGCACGGACGTCGGCCTCGGGTTCGTGTTGGAGTGCGAGCGGAAGATCCGTGCGGCGCGTGAGCGGTCAGGACGGCCCAAGGGCGAGACGGACGCGCTGATCGCGGAACTGTTCAACGAGGCTCCGCCTCCGAGTCGCTATCGAAGGAGAATCGCGGGATGAGTACTGGACTGGTGGTCTGTTCGCGGTGCAAACGAGAGGTTCACCAAGGCGTCGACTTCGGATGGACGCATTGCGCGGACGGCTCACCGATCTGCATCATCGATCGCGAGACGACCGGCCGGCATGTCGTGCAGCGAGCCGCGATCGAGTATCCGAAAACCCCGGCAGACGTGATGGGGCCGGCCTGCGCGCGCGATATCATGGCGCCCGAGGAGCGCGCGCGCTGGCGCAGACTGTAGGAGGTACCCATGAAGACCGCGATCGGGCTGCTGGTGTTCCTGTGCGGGCTGTCGGTGACGGTGAGGGCGGAGGAGTGCGGGCCCGGGCCGCATGACCCGACGATCTGGTGGGAGGTCGGGCGGTACTACGCACACCCGAGCGGAGACGTGATCGAGACGCTCGCTGAGGTCTGCGGCGGCTACGACTTCATCGAGGTGACGCCCGGAGACGTGCGACGGGTCTGCGCGGTCCGCGAGATCGCCGCGCGCAACGTGCGTGGGCATGCGCTGTTCCCGCAGACCCGCAAGGTGGTCGTCTACAAGCGAAACGAGCAGCTACACTACGCGACCGGGTTCTTCGCGTTCCCGGCGGAGATCGGCGACTGGACCCCGCTGCCGCGCGGGTGTTACCCGGCCTCCGCTGTCGTGTCGGTCGTCAACGACATCCTGCAGGTACGTGTGCCGTGAGCCGGTGGCGATGGCGCCAGAGCGCCCTCAGCCCGAAGCCGGGTCGCGTGGTCAGGGGCAGAAGCTGGCGACACTCTCGGAAGGCATGGCGGCGGCGCCTGACCGGGTCGAAGCGCTGGGATCCGGCCTGCCGGAACCACGGATCCTGCGACTGGTGCCTGACCAACCGGACGATCGCGGCGCTGCGGGCCGCCGCGCGGGCGGCGGTCAGCGATGACCCCGAGCCGGAGCAGGGGTCGCGGTACCGCGACAACGATCAGGATCCCGAGGAAATTCTGAACTGTCTCGACGTTGGGTTCCCCACCCGCCACGTCTGGTGAGGCGCTCTGATGCCGATGGTCCGTCCCCACTCGGGGCCGCAGGAGATGTTCGCGTCGAGCCCGGCCGATATCTGCATCGGCGGCGGCATGCGCGGCGGCGGGAAGACCACGATGCTCCTGCTGGAGCCGTTGCGTCACATCACCCGGAAGCGGGGCTTCGGCGCGGTGCTGTTCCGGCGCAAGTATCCGGAGATCACGGGTGAGGGCGGCCCGTGGCAGGAGTCGGTGAAGCTCTACCCGGCGCTCGGTGGCCGGGGCGCCGGGCTGCGGTGGCGGTTCCCGCCGTACGGGAACCAGATCCTCATGCGTCACATGCAACTGGCGAAGACGGTTGAGGACTACAAGGGCTGGCAGATTCCCCTCATCCTGCTCGACCAGTTAGAACTCTTCCTCGAATCGCAGTTCTGGGCGCTCATCGCGACCAATCGATCGACGTGCGGGGTCAGGCCCTACATCCGAGCCTCGTGCAACCCGGTGCCCGAAGACGACGAGGTCGGTGGGTGGCTGCGGAAGCTGCTCGACTGGTGGATTGACCCGCAGACCGGGTATGCCATCCCCGAGCGCGCTGGCCGGATCCGATGGTTCGTCCGGGTCGACGAGATCCTGATCTGGGCGGACACACGCGAGGAACTGATCGCGGCGCATCCGACGAAGATTCCGCTCTCGCTCTCGTTCGTGCCGATGGGGCTCGAACAGAACCCCTCGCTCTTCATCGGCGACCCAGACTACGTCGCGAAGCTCGATGCCTTGCCGTACGTGGACCGGATGCGATTCCGGTACGGGAACTGGAACGTCAGGGCGCAGTCGGGCACCGTCTTCAAGCGGGAGTGGTTCCGGCAGTTCTTCGACGTGGCCCCGGCGGGCCCGAAACGGACGGTCCGGTACTGGGACTGCGCGGCGACCTCACGCGAGGAGGCGGCGGCCAAGCGCCGGGAGGCGGACTACACGGCCGGCGGGAAGGTGAGCCGCTACGCCAACGGGCTGGTGCTGGTCGAAGACATCACGGCCGGTCAGTGGGGCCCGAAGGAGGTCGACGGGATGATCGCGCAGTGCGCGTCGCTCGATGGCCGAAGCGTCTGGATCTTCGAGGAACAGGAGCCCGGGTCGTCCGGCAAGGCGGTGGTCACCGCGCGCGCGACCGCGCTGCAGGGGCATCGGTACACGCCGAGGCCGAAACGGATCGACAAGCTGACCTTCTGGAAGCCGTTCTGCTCGCAGGCGGAGGCCGGGAACGTCGGGATGTTGCGAGCCCCGTGGAACGAGCGGTTCATCAAGCTGTGCGAACTGACGGACGGGATACACGGCCGGGACGATGACATCGACGCGGTGGCCGGGGCGTACGTGGAGGCGGCGGCGCTGCCGATCGGCGGCGGCCGGGTGTCCGGGATCGACGGCTACGACGAGTGAGACCACTACGCGTTGATGTGCGGCCGCACGGGTTCTGAGGGCGGAGGTATCATCTCGGCCGGAGGAACCGACATGCCTGAAGAAGTGAATCAGTGTGAGGGGAAGGTGCCAGCGCCGTGGTCCGAGTCCGTGATGGCGGCCTATCGGCAGGAGATCGAGGTGCTGTGGCACCGACTGGAGATGGCGCGCGCGGAAAACGCTCGTCTCGTGGGGGAGATGCAGGCCCTTCGTGCGGGGCTGACCGCGACGCAGAAGGCCAACAACGACTACCTCGAAGCGAATCGCCGACTGCAGAAGCAGATTCGGGAGATGCGCGAGCGCGAGGCCCTCGTCACGGCATCCGGCGGAGTGCGCGGAGTTCGCGTGGCGCGTGGCGCGCGAGATGGAGCGGCAGCGGCCGAAGTAGCAGCCCCGGGCCGACACCCGGGAAGGAGGAGCGTATGGCAGTGCGGATGTCAGGGCCTCGTCGGCGGAGGCGGCTCTCCCCGGAGACCGTCGAGGGGTCATGGGAGTTGAGTCAGGCGGCCAAGGATGCGCTCGCCGAGAGCCCGGTGTTCATGCGACCTGAGGATCTGGACGTCTACGACCCGAGGCCGAACCAGCGGGTGCCGAAGCCCGGCGCGTGGGCGATGATCGTGAGGCCGCTGCCGCCACTGGAGCGCGGGCTCCACGAAGAGGTCACCCCGGGGCGGTGCTTCTGGGTGACGCATCAAGGCGGGGCCGATGAACACGGGTTCGCGCCTGACGGTCGCTACAAGGTGTTGACGAACACGCCGTGGGGGGAGGTCGCGCTCTGGCCCTACGAGTACACGGTGATTCCGCCGGAACGGCTGATCGCCTACTGGACCGAGGAGGCGCTGCAGTTTCATCCGCTCGACATGGAGTCGGCGCAATTCAACGCGATCGTGTTCTACGCGCGGTCGCGCGGCATCGGGCTGGCAGACGCGGCGGTGATGGCGCTCGGGACGCTGAGCGGTCGCGTGGGCTGGTTCGAGCCGCACCCGGATCTCGCGGCATGGATGGAGGGCGTCGCGGCACGGCTGCACGAGCCGCTGGGCGCGCGACGTCGGCGGCGGGTATAATCGCCGGGACTGTCACGGGTTTGGCCGGTTGGTCGCGCAGGTGGATCCGGTACCACCCAGCGGGCCGCCGGCCCTTTTCACTTCAGGAGGCCAACGATGCTGCTCGCGCTGATCGCGGCAGGAATCCTGCGACCCCTCAGCGCCCACCTCGTGTGGGGTGACGTGGTCCGCCGGATCCTCGATCTCTTCATGTAAGACCCCGCTCGGCCTGCCTTCGGGGCGCTCTGTTCGGGCGCCCCACCTTCTTCCCGTCTTTCCCGCTCGGCTGGTTCGTGCGAGACTTTCCCGCGAGGGAGGCACTCGCCGTGGCCAAGGGCGTCGACACAAAGCATCCGGAATACCAAGCGCAGATCGCGCGGTGGCGTCGGTGTCAGGACTGCGTCGACGGCGAGGATGTCGTCAAGCAGCGGGGCGCCGAGTACCTGCCGGTGCTCGAAGGGCAGAAGGGCGAGAACTCGAAGTCCTACAAGGCGTACTTGAAGCGCGCGACGTTCTACCCGGCGATGGGCCGCACGGTCACCGGGCTGAGCGGCCTCGTGATGCGCCGGGCCCCGGTGCTCGACAAGGTGCCCGACGCGGTCATGCCGCACGTGCGCGACCTGACCCTGACCGGGCAGTCGCTCTCCGTGGTGGCGACCAACGCGCTGCAGGCGGTGCTCACCAAGGGCCGCGCGGCGCTCGCGATCGATTGGGCGGGAGAGGATTCCGCCAAGGGCCGGCCGTACTGGGCGCTCTATCGCGCCGAGGCGATCGTCNNCGGCGAACCGAGATCGTGGCGGGTCAGCCGGTCACCGTGCTGGTGGTGCTCGAATATCAGGCGCCGCTGGAGGTGCCCGGGGACGCGTTCACGCATGCGACCGAGACCCGCTGGCGCGTGTGGCAGTTGGAGGGGCGGGGTGAGGGCGCGCGCTGCGTCGTGACGACGTGGCGGAAGCCGCGCGCGAACGAATCATCGCCGACGTCAGAGTTCATCGCGGTCGACCAGCCGATGACCCCGACCCACCGAGGCCGGCCGCTCTGGTTCATCCCGGTGGTGCCGATCAACGCCAGTCCGGATCTGGGCTGGGCGACCGAGAAGCCGCCGCTGCTCGATCTCGCGGACATGGTGCTGAGCCACTACCGATCGAGCGCAGACCTCGAACACGGCGCCCACTTCACGGCGCTCCCGGTCCCCTACGTGACCGGGTGGGCCGGCGATGACGAGAAGCTGCAGATGGGTTCCGGCGCCGCATGGCTGATCACGAACCCGGACGCCAAGGTCGGCATGCTCGAATACATGGGGCAGGGCCTCAAGGCGCTCGAATCCCGCTGCGACGACAAGGAGAAGAAGATGGCGGTGCTCGGGGCGCGCATGCTCGAAGCGCAGCCCTCGGTGCAGGAGACCGCCGAGGCGGTGAAGCTGCGCCACACCGCCGAGCACGCCTCGCTCGTCGGGATCGTCGATTCGGTTCAACTCGCCATCGAGACCGTCCTGCGGTGGCACGTCTGGTGGGTGACCGGGCAGGACGACCCGGATGCGTCCGTGAGCCTGAATCGCGACTTCATGTCGCTCCGGATCTCCCCGCAGGAACTCACCGCGCTCGTGCAGTTGTGTCAGGCCGGGAAGATCTCGTCCGAAACGCTCTACTACAACCTGCAGGCGGGTGAGATTGCCCGGCCCGGGGTCTCGTGGGAGGAGGAGCAGGAGGCGATCGACGCCGAGGAGCCGGAACCCGAGCCCGATCCGCCGGCTGACCCTGACAACCCGGATGATCCCGGGGCGGACCCCGACAACCCCGCGCCTGCCGGCGCCCGTCCGCCGCAGCCGGGCGAACGGCCTGCGGGCCGGCCTACGGGGCGCCCCGGTGGCCCGAGCGCTCGTCGGCCTCCACAGGCGGCCGGGAGGTAAGCCGTGCCGCCGATCCCGGTTGACCGGTTCCTCCGGTCAGCCTTCGGCCGAGCGAACAAGGCGGAGCGCCAGATCTACCGCGTGCTGGCGGACGCGGCCTCTGACCCGGCCAACACCGCGCAGTGGAACCGCGTCGATCGGGCGCTGCGGCGGAACGATTGGGCGTCAGCCGCCCAGATCGCCCAGATCGTGGCGGACCGGGCCCTGCCGGCGCTCGAACGGGTCGCGAACTCGATGGTCACGGACGCGCTGCAGGCGGCCGGGCGAACCGAGGCGGTCGCGATCGACGGGGTGTTCGCGGAGACCAATCCGCGCGCGATCGCCTTCGCGCGGGAGCGATCATCGGCGCTCGTGCGCGGGGTCACCGACCAGCAGCGGGCCGCCCTGAAGGTGGTCGTGGCGCGCGCGACGACGGGCGAACTCACGCCTGCCGGCGCCGCGCGGGTGATTCGGGGCATCGTGGGGCTCGACGAGCGGCGGACGGCGGCTCTGGCCGGCTTCTCGGCCCGGACCCTCGGGGCCTTGCCGGAGAACGCCACGCAGGCGGCTAGACAGCGGGCAGAGCGCGCAGTCGATCGCTACCGAGACCGCCTGCTGCGGGAGCGGGCCTCGGTCATCGCCCAAACGGAGGTCATGCGGTCTCAGAACTGGGGCCGCGTCGAGGCATGGCGGCAGGCGCAGGAGCGCGGCCTGCTCGGCCCCGACATGGTCAAGCAGTGGGTGCTGACGCGGGACGACCACCTCTGCCCGCGCTGCCGGGCGATGGCCGGGCGGACCGCTGAGGTCAACGAGCCGTTTCAGGGCGGAGACGTCGCTCCGCCGCTCCATCCGCGCTGCCGCTGCACGGTCAGGCTCGTCCGCCGCAAGGACCGCTCGGTGACCCCGCCGATCGAGCCGAAGCCGATCGTGAATCCGGATCCGCTGCCGATCATCGAGCCGAAGCCGCTGCCGCCGCTGCCGCCCGGGCCGATCATCCCGCCGGCCCCGAGGCCGGTCATCATCGAGCCGCCCAAGCCGCCGCGTCCGCCGCGCGTCCGCAAGCCGAAGCTCGCGCCGGAGCCCGTGGTGGCCCCGCCGCAGCCGGTTGCCACCAAGGAGTGGTTCGAGGAGATCTCGACGCTCGGGCAAGGGGAGCGGGTTCGGAAGCAGGCAATGGAGGAAGTGGACGCTCTCAGGGATCGGATCAAGGCTTCACCGCCTCCTTGACGTCGACCGACGTCGACCCCTGATTGACCTTCCAACGCATCCGCTCGGTCGCGCGCAGTTGCGCTGAGGCCATCTCCTGCCGCAACTCCTCACGCTTGCTGGACCATCGCACCTTGTCCCCGTACGACGACTCCTTCCCCGGCGGAGGCCCGAGCGCACCAGCGTCTCGATAGCGCGCGGAAGGATGCCGTGCCGTTCACGAACTTTGCCCGCGAGCAGACCGAGATCGGTCAGAAGCGACTGGCGGAGATGCTGGGGCCGGATTCGGCGCTCTCCCGCACGCGGACGGAGGTCTACTACTACAAGGGCCGCGCGTACGCGTCCGCGAACGGGCGCGAGATTCGGTTCAGCGATGCCCGGTCGTACGTGCATGAGATGGGGCACGTGCTGGAGTTCAACGACCCGAACGTTCGGGTGCTCGCGCAGGCGTACCGGAAGGTTCGCGCGATGGACACATTCGACGGCCTGACGACCATCAGCGGCAGAGCGGACGAACTTGGGTGGGAAGACCTGTTCTTCGACCACTATGTGGGGCGTTCCTATGCCGGGTCGTCTGGCTTCGATCGCTACGACAAGGTCTACAACCCAACCGAGTTGATCTCGATGGGGGTCGAGCGCATGTATCGGTCGCCCGCCGATCTGGCGAACGTCGACCCGGCCTTCTTCGACTGGTTCGTGGACGTCATCCTGCCGATCGCGAGCGGCAAGCAGAAGGTGCCGGCGGGCGGCATCACGGAGGAGGCGGCGGAGAAGATTGCCGCGCGGTACAGCGCGCTGCGGCCGAAATACCGGGAGTCCTATGCCGAAAAACTCAAGCCGAAGCTCGCCGGGCCGAACGCCAGTCGCATCACGCAGCGGATCAGCGAACAGAGCCGGATCAGTGACCAGAGCCGGTGAGATCGTCGTCGGTCCTGACGGGCCGCGCGTGGTGACGGTGCGGTGGGGCAACCTCTATGCGAAGGCGGAGCATCGAGAGGCCCGGGTGGTCTGGACGAGCGCCGACGCCACGTTCCTGCGGTTGGTGCGCGGGCTCTCTGGTGACGCGCTGGAGACGAAATACGCGGAGGGTGACCCGCTCTGGGTCGGGGTGCACGCCGTGTTGAGCGAGATTCCGGACGCGGAGATCGTGGGCGCGTTCCCGGCGCCAGTGCCCTCGGATCCGACGATCGTGTATTGACGGGCCACAACGCGCAGTGCTACAAACGGGGCGTAACGAGTCGCATCCGCGACCGCCCAATCGCGAGGACATGCCTTGGCGCTCAAATCGAAGCTGACGTCGGACGAGTTCGAGAAGCTGGACGCGGGTCTCAAGGCCCTTTATCGCAAGGAGGGCAACGGGTACCTGCTCGATCTCGAAGACGATCCGGCAGCGGGCATGAAGGGCGCCCTGCAGACCGAGCGCGAGGCGCGGGAGAAGACGGAGAAGGCCCTCAAGGATCTGCAGAAGCGAATCGAGGAAGCCGGCGACATCGAGACGCTGAAGAAGGCGCAGGAGGAACTGCGCGATCTGAAGGCCAAGGCCGCCCACGATGGCGGGAACTTCGAAGAGGCGTTCAAGATCCGGGTTGGGCCGATTCTCGCGGAACACGAGAAGGCGCTCAAGAAGCTGGCGGACGACAACGCCAAGATCGTGGCCGAGCGCGACGAACTCGTCACGACCAACCAGCGCATGGCCCTGCGGACCGAGTTGGTCCCGGTGGCGCTGGAGAAGGGCATTCGGAAGACGGCGATCGAGGACATGCTGACCCGCGCGGAACGCGTGTGGCGGATGGACCCGAAGGACAAGAAGCTGCGGGCGTTCAACCCTGACGGCACGCCGATCTTCGCGAAGAAGAACGGGCTGGACCCGGTCTCGATGGATGAGTGGGTGGTCGGTTTGCAGGAGCCGGCGCCGCACCTCTTCGAGGCCAGCACGGGCACCCAGACCCCACCCGGATCGACGACGACCCGGGTGAACGGGGCGATGACGATCACGCGCGATCAGGCGCGTGACGCACAGGCGTATCGCTCCGCGCGCGAGCAGGCGCAAAAGGCCGGCGTGGAACTCCGGGTCGTCGACTAGGCGACGCAAGTCCACAATCTTCGCGCTCTGAGCCGGGACGGCTCGGGGCCCGTCGAGTCGTGATCGGTCGGGATGACCGATCCTCTTGCCGGGATGGCAAGGCTCGCACGTCGAGTCTCAACCCATTTCCCGTGCGCCGGGGCTGACGCCTCGCGCGCTCGCAACGAGGTCGTCTCATCATGGCGAACACGACCAGTCCGTACGATCCCATCTTCTACGCGCAGGAAGGGCTGATCCAGTTGGAGAAGGCCCTCGGCATGGCCGGCCGCGTTCATCGCGGCTACGACAAGAACCCGCAGACGCGCGGGTCGGTCATCCAGATCTCGCAGCCGGGCACCTTCACGGCGCAGGACGCTCCGTCGAGCGCGCAGGATCTGAACCCCACCAGCCTCCAGATCACGCTGAACCAGTGGAAGGAGGTCAAGTTCGCGCTCACGGACAAGGAACTGGCCTACACGGGTCAGCAGATCGTCGACGATCACATCCGCCCGGCCGCGTACGCGCTGGCGGACAAGATCGATCAGGCGCTCGCGGCCCTGTACAAGCTCGTGCCGTACTACGAGTCGGCCACGATCGGGTCGGTGGCCACGTCGGATCTCATCAACGCGCGGAAGGTGCTGTTCAACAACCGCGCGCCCGTCGAGGATGTCGCGAACATGCATGGCATGGTCGACGGCAACTTCGAGGCCGAACTGCTCGCGCTGGCTGCGTTCACGCAGTACAACACGGGCGGCGACCGCGCGACCGAGTCGCTCATGCGCGGGGCCATCGGCAACGGCCCGCGTTTCGGCATCAACTGGTTCGCGAACCAGAACACCCCGACCCACACGTCGGGCACGGCGGCTGACGCCGCTGGAGCGGTCAACAACGGCGCGGGCTATGCGGCCGGGACGACCACGATCAACATCGACGGCGTCACGGCCGCCGGCACGGTGAAGGAAGGCGACATCCTCGTCGTCACCGGGCACAACACGCAGTACGCCATCACGGCGGACTTCACCGCGTCGTCCGGGGCGATCACGGGGCTGACGATCAGCCCGGGCCTCGAAGCGGCCGTCGTCGACGATCAGGTGGTCACGATCGTGTTCGGCGCGGGCTCCGGCGGGTCGAGCAAGGGCCAGCAGCTCGTGTTCCATCGCAACGCGTTCGCGCTCGCGATGGCGCCGCTCCCCACGCTGGCGCGTGAACTCGGCGCCCGGGTGGAGTCGGTGGTCGATCCGCGCACCGGCCTCGCGCTGCGGGCCCGGATGTTCTACGTCGGCGACACCTCGAAGGTGTACGTCGCGCTGGACGTGCTCTACGGGGTCAAGCTGCTCGATCCCAAGCTGGCCTGCCGCATCCTGTACCTGTAACTTCCTCACCCCGGGGAGCACGAACGCCGGTCTCCCCGGGGTCTCCGTGTGGCATGGGCACCACGCGGGGGGAATAACAGTGCGTGACTGCGGGAGAGACCGCACAACGCCCCGGTCAGGGAGGGAATCATGGCGGACAAGGCTTCGGTGGTGGCGGCGATCACGGCAGCGAAGACCTTCGCGAACACGGCGGTCTCCACGGCCATCGCGGGCGTCGACGACGTTCCTGCGGCCGGGCCGTCGAACATGACGCTGGCGCAGCGGAAGGCCGCGCTCGATACCGAGTTCGCCTCGCTGGTGACGCTCATCGACGCGGCTCTGACCGACGCGAACGCGCTGCCGTAACGAGACCTCAGTCCCCGAGGAAGGAGCCCGATCGTGAGTGACTTCATCGAGATCGAATACAAGCCCGGTCAGCGGGGCATCGTGCACCGGCGCGACTTCAAGCCCGGGGTGCACCGGCTCTGGGCCGATCGCGATCGGTCGGTGCCGGAGGCGGCCCCGGCCGGATTCGTCGACCAGTCGGCGGCGGTGCTGACGGATCAGCCCGACGTCGTCACGGTCACCGAGCGCCCGGCCAGTCAGGCGGTGGACCTTGCGGCCAGCATCGCGCGCGCGGTCGCGGCCGAGAAGATCGACCCGCCTGCGTCTGGCAATCAGATCGACGCCTACGATCGCTCGGCGCCCATCAAGCGCCGGGGAAAGTAACGGAGGCGGCGCATGCCGACCCCGACGCTCGTCACCACTCCGGGTGCCTCGACGGCCAACGCGTACTGCTCGATCGCGGAGGCGGACGCCTATCACGACGGCCATGTAGGCGGGTCGGTCTGGGCCGCCCTGACCACCGACGCGAAGACTCGCGCGATCATGCAGGCGACCCGGATGCTGGACGCGTACGTCGTCTGGGACGGGTACGCCACGAAGGTGGCGGACGGGCAGGTGCTCGCCTTCCCGCGCGCGGGGCTGGTGGACCTCAACACGGACCTCGAAGTCGACGACGAGACCATTCCGACCAACGTCAAGTACGCGTGCGCGGAGCAGGCCCGGCTGCTCGCGCAGTCGGACCGCTCGCTGGAACTCGCGCAGCAGGCGCAGGGGCTCTCGATGCTCTCCGCTGGAGGCGTCGTGCTGACCTTCCAGCAGAACGCCCCGGGCCGTGAGGCGATCGCCCCGTCCGTCTGGGCGCTGGTGCGGCAGTGGGGCCGTCGCCTGCCGAGCGCCCGCACGTCTCACGCGGCCCAACTCGAACGGGTGTAACCGTGTTCGATGACCTCGTGCGCGATGGCGTGGCGCTGGCAGCCTCCCTACTGAACGACGGCGGGCTGATGGCCTCCGTCAGCCATTACCCGGTGACCTCGCGGACGGACTACGGGGAGCCTGCGTTCGGGTCCGCGACGACGCGTCGGGCGGTGGTCTCCGAGGGCACGCAGTCGGTGCGGAACGCCAACGGCGAACTGGAGACCTTCTCCGCCAAGGTGGTCTTCCTTGGGGTGGTTACGGTGACGCACGGGGACAAGCTGGTGCTGCCGTCAGGCGGCTGGGGGCTGGTCCGGCGCATCGATCGCGGCATCGCGGACGGGGACAACGTCGGGTTCACGACGACGGTCTACATCGGAGAGTAGCGGTGTCGACGGTCACGATCCGGAACACGCTGTCGACCGGGTTGCAGGCGATCGGGCCTCGCCTCAGAGCCGAGGCCTTGCGGCAACTCTACGAGGGCGCCGAAGCGATCATGGCGGCCTCGCAGGAGGCCGTGCCGGTCAGGAATCGGCTCGGCGGCACGCTGCGCGGCAGCGCGTACGTGCGTCCGCCGATGGCGGTCTCGGACACCCTGACGGTGATCATCATGGGATACGGCGGGGCGGCGGCGAAATACGCCGAGGCCGTGCACGAGAACCCTCGGGCNNTCCCCGTCAGGCCGGCGCTACCGGTCGTGGGCGGAAGTCGGCGGGTGGAAATTCCTCGAAGTGCCGTTCGCGCGGATGGCGCCAGAGGTCATCGCGCGGGTGCGGCTGGCGTGACCACCGAGTGGCGGCCTCGGATGATGGAGCGCCCACCGGAGCGCATGGCCCCGGTGAGGCCGCCGCAGGCCTTCACGGTCCGCCGCAATAGCGCCGGGCGCTGGGTGCTCGAACGCACCGGGCAGGTGTTGTCCGAGCGCGGGTTTCGTGAGCGCGGGAAGGCCGCCAAGTCGGCCGTGCAGTATCGCGACAAGCACGAGCCGACGCTCCCGGTGCGGGTGCTGAACGACGACGGCACGGTCTGGAGGGTCTACTAATGGAACGCCTGCACTGGAAGGGCCTCACGCGGCTGAACTACCACAAGACCACGTACCGAGGGCGCGATCGTTGGACGTGGCGGTGTTTCGCCGGGCGGAAACTGGTGGGGCGATCGATGCGTGCCTTCCGGACCATCGATGCCGCTCGCGAGAACGCGCTCGCGGTGTCCAGCATCCTCAAGCTCGGACGCGGCGACGAGATGCCGGCGATGCGAGGAGGCTATGGCCGTTCTTGACGAACTCGGGGCGTGGGCGGAGGGGCTGACGCTGGGGACGGTTGGATCAGACATCTTCCTCGCGTCGTTGCCGAGCAGCCCGGATGCCGCCACCCTGATCCGCACCTACGGACGCGCGGTGCCCCAGCAGTTGATCGGCGGGGTGACCGCGTGGGACCGGATTGGAGTCCAAATCATCGCTCGCGCCTTGTCCTACGAGGCCGCTCGTGCGAGGATTGACGCGCTCTACGCGGCGGTGAACGCCTTCGCGGGTGACACGGTGCTCTCGGGTGTGCGGTACATGTCGCTGACCGCGCTGCAGGAGCCTTTCCCGCTGGAGTTCGACGACCGTCAGAATCGGCCGCATCTCGCCTTCAACGTGGAAGCGTGGCGCGTGCCGCCAGAGTAACCGTCGCGGTACCGCGACTCTTGAGGAGAAGCCCAATGGAAACCTCCGATCGTCAGCCTGCTCCAGACGCTCAGCCCGAACCGGTGGTTGGTCCGCCCGAAGTGGCGACGGCCGAGTGCCCGCGCTGTCACAAGGCGTACGACTTCCGGGCGCCCGATTGCCCACCCGTGATCGGCGTGAACGGCAGCCTGTTCTGCGGCGATTGCTTCGTCGGCTGGGTGGCGCTGAACGTGCCGCCGCTGGTCGTGACCGCGAACGTCGCTCCTCCCGCTCCGACCACCACGGAGTAACTCCGGTGAACGGGCCGGACGTCACGCTGCTGATCGGGACGTACAATCGCCCGCAGCACCTCCGCCTGCTCCTGAACGCGCTCCTCCTGCAGACGCATGGCGGCTGGCGCGCGCTGGTGCTCGACGACGGGGAAGAGCCCGGCGCCGGATACCTGAAGCGCCCGACGCCTGCGCTGCGGGTGGTGCACGAGATCGGCGACGCCCGGATCGAGTGGCAGGCGTCCGGCCCGTTCCGCAACGACTGGCACTATGCCTCGCGCATCAAGGCGCTCCAGCAGGTTCAGACCCCGTGGGTCGGCTTCCTGTCGGACGACGCGTACTACTGCCCGCGCTGGCTGGAGATGATGCTCGGGTACGGGCAGCGGCATGAGGTCTCGCTGGTCTACTGCGACTGGATCTACGACCGAGCCGGCTACGTGCTGTACAGCGGCCAGCCGCGCACCTCCTTCATCGACATCGGCGGCTTCCTCGTGCAGACGGCGGTCGCGCGCGCGGTGGGCTTCCCTGACATCGGCAACGAGGCGGACGGGCACTTCGTGGAGGCGGTGGTCCGCGCGGGGCATCCGCACGTCCGGGTGCCGCACGTGCTCTACGTGAAGAACTGAGGTGAGGCGATGACCGACTGGTGGCGGGCGTTGGCGGCGGGCTTCGCGGGTGGGCTCGGGTTCGCACTCGCGCTCTGGGTGTTCGTGATGCTGGACTGCTGGCGGATGGAGATCCGCGCGCGGCGCCGAGGCGAGGGCTGACATGGGGCAGCACTTCTCCTTGCATTGCACGCGCTGCGACGCCCGGTACGGCGGGTGCCGCTGTTTCACGTCGCAGGCGCGCGAGGTACGGCGTCAGGGCCTCTGCCCGTCCTGTCAGCAGGCGGTGATGACGGCTCCGTTCGTGCCGCCGCTCGTGCCGAAGTCGCCAGTCGAGGCGCATCTCGGCGAGGCCGCCTTCAACCTGCCCGATGCCGGCCTGCTGGCCGCGCTGGGGCGCTCAGAGCGGTTCCAGCGGGCCTACGTGGGTGGGACGTTCGACGTGCCCCACCGAGGGCACCTGTCGCTGCTGGCGCGGGTCCGCCGGCTGGCGCGGGAGACGGTGCTCTCCCTGAACACCGACGAGTTCAACCTCGCCTACAAGCAGCGGCGGCCGGTGATGCCGCTCGCGGACCGGATGGCGGTCTGGGGCGCCTGTCGGCTCGTGGACCGCGTCACGGTGAACGACGGGGGCGAGGATTCCCGGCCGGCGATCGAGCGCGCAGGCGCCGATTGCGTCATCCACGGGAGCGATTGGGCGGGCCCGTCGCTGTTCCGGCAAATGGGGCTCACCGAGGAGTGGCTGCGGGAGCGCGGGATCCGGCTGGTCATCCTGCCGTACGGCGAGTTCGGTGGCACGTCCGCCTTGCTGAGGGCGCACCATGCCCACGCGGCTGAACACGCCTGACGCCCCGGTCCGGTTGGTGTTGGCGCCCGCTGGCGCTGGCTGCAAGGTCTTCGTGGGCAAGCACGAGATCGCCGGGGTGACCTCGATCGAGATTCGGGCGTCGGTCGACGGCCTGACGGTCATCGACCTGCGGATGTACGCGCTCGGCGGGGTGACGGTCGAAGGCATCGCGGGGCAGTTGAACGCGGAAGTGACGACCCAACGCGAGTTGATGGCGGATGCGCGGCGGGTGGTCTCCGGCGAGACCGAGCCTCCGCCGATGGTGCGGTGGGTCAGCCCGCGCGAAGGCCGGCGGGTGGCAATGGGAGAAGGAGAGGACGCGTGAGGATCGTGTTGTGTCACCCCGGGGCTGAGTGGTCGATCCGGGACGTCTACGTCGGGCTGCAGCAGGGGCTGCGGGAGGTCACCGGGCCCGAGTTCGAGATGTTCCCGTACAACCTCGCGGCCCGTCAGGAGCGCGCGTACAAGGGCCTGCAGATGGCGTATCGCGCGGTGCGGCAGAAGCATCGCGTCGAGGGGACGCTGGCGCAGTGCCCGCCGAAGCCGACGTGGGGTGATTCGGTGTACGAATCGTCGTGGCACATCCTGCACCCGGCCCTTCGCATGGATTGCGAGTGGGTGGTGCTGGTCTCGGCGATGTTCTTTCACCCGGACGCGATCGTGATGCTGCGTCGGGCCGGCCGCAAGGTCGCGATCGTCTTCACGGAGAGCCCGTACGACGACGAGCAGCAGATCGCGCTCGCGCGGCTCGCCGACATGGTCTTCACCAACGAGCGGACCTCGGTGGAGAAGCTGCGGCAGGTTTGCCCCTTGTGCTACTACCTGCCCCTTGCCTACAATCCAGACGTTCACTCCCCGGAAGCGCCACTGCCGTCCGGGGTGACCGTGGCGAGCCACGACGTGGTCATGGTGGGAACACCGTGGCCGGAGCGGCTCGCCATCCTGCAGGCGGTGGATTGGACCGGGATCGACCTCGGGCTCTACGGGACGTGGAGCACGAGCCTGCCGGAGGGGGATCCTCTGCGGGCATACGTTCGAGGCGGTATCACCGACAATGCGGTCGCGTCAGCCCTGTATCGCAACGCCAAGATCGGGTTGAACTGGCACCGCACGATGAAGGGGTTCAACATCGGCGCGTTCGGCGAGGCGGAACACGTCTCGGGAGCGGAGTCGATGAACCCTCGGTGTTACGAGTTGGCCGCGTGCGGGTGCTTCTGGATCTCCGATCGGCGTGAGGAACTCGTCGAGATGTTCGGCGAGACCGTTCCAACCTTCCGAGACGCCAAGGATCTTCAGACCCTCATCCGTCGCTGGCTACCTGACGAAGTCGGACGAAAACGCATGGCCGCAGCCGCAAGAGCGCGCGTGCTTCCTCACACGTGGGGGACGCGGGCTCGAACGCTGGTGGCCGCCCTTGGAGGGTCTTCATGCCTGCGAACATCTATCACGGGTCCACCGGAAAGCTGATGATCTCGGCGAGCGGGTCTACCGCCGCTGTGGAGATCGTCGCGCTCACCGACTGGTCGCTGGACATGTCCACCGACACGGTCGAAGTCACCTCGCTGCAGGACACGAACAAGGTTTACGTGCAGGGTCTCCCCGACCTGAAGGGCACGTTCGCCGGGTTCTGGAACGCGGGCGTGACCACGCTGTTCGCCGGTCGCAAGTCGAGCGACGGCGTCAACATGTACATCTACCCGTCGACGTCCGTCGCCACCCGGTACTTCTACGGGAAGGCGTGGCTCTCGCTGAGCATCACCGGCTCGGTGGGCGACGCGGTGAAGATCTCCGGATCGTTCACCGCGAAGGACGCGTGGGCCGATCAGAACATCTCGGCGTAACGGGGATCTCCGGTGTTGCCCGTCTCCGGAGAGCAGGTGGAGATCCGCGTGGGCGGTCGAGTGGCCGCCCGCGCGTCTCACTGGCGCCTTGCGCCTGACGAGAACGACGACGAGATCGGCTTCGTCACGATCGACGGCCGGATCGACTCGGACGAGCACTGGCTGCTGGAGGCCACGGACAGCAACGTGGACGTCCGGATCCGGTTCGCGAACCGCTGGATCTGGTGGCGCAGCGGAACGGCCACCAAGGTTACTGATTCCACGTTCCGCGTGAAGGGTCAGCCGGCTGAACGCTGACCGAGAGGGTGGTGCCCATGTCTAACAAGAATCCGTTCTTCGCCGGGGCCGATGTCGAACACTACGAGTTCAACGTCCCCGGGTCTCCTGACCTCTGGTGGGTCGATCTGAAGTGCGAACTCACCGACGCCGAGGAATCGCGCTACAAGCGCGCGGCTGTGCCGTTCGTGCAGCGCGGTGAGCAGGACCGGCCCGAGGACATGCGGATGTCGCTCGACATGCCGGCGATGGCGCGCGAGCGGGCGCTGGTCTACATCGCGGACTGGAACGTGCCGGCCGCGAACGGGAAGGGCGTCGCGGACATCGACCGCGAGACCATCTCCCGCATGAAGCCGGCGGTGTTCAAGATCATCGACGGTGTCATCGACCAGCACGTGGAGAAGATGACAAAAAACGGGGTGAAGGACCAGAAGCCGAGCGGCGGCGGCAACTGATCCGGAACGGGCTGGCGATCTGTCGCTACATGGGGTGGTCGTGGTTCGAGTACCGCACCACCCCGATCGATGTCATCAACGAGGCGATCGGGATGATGCGTGATCAGCACGATCGCGCGGAGGCCGAGCGCCGACAGGCGGAGCAGCAGCGGGCCACGCGCCGACGCTGACCGCCTGCGCGAGGGGGTCCGGTCATGACGGCTGGCGAGATCGAAGCGGTCTTGAAACTGCGCGACGAGATGACCGCGCAGTTGAACAAGGTCGGGTCGGACGTCGCGTCGTTCGTGACCGGCGCCGAGCGCGACTTCAACAAGCTCGGCGCAACGTGGGAGGCGCAGGGGAAGAGGCTGTCGGACATCGGCGGCGGCCTGCAGGGCGTCGGCACCGCGCTCTCCGTGGGGCTCTCTCTGCCGCTGGCGGCGGCGGCCGGCGCTGCGATCAAGTTCAGTTCGGACTTCGAACTGACGATGCAGAAGACGGTCACGTTGGCGGGGCTGTCTCAGAGCGAGATGGAGACGCTCAAGGAGAAGATCCTTGCCCTCGGGCCCACCGTGGGTGTGGGGCCGCAGGCGCTCGCCGACGCGCTGACCGTGGCGGCCTCGTCCGGTCTGAACGCCAAGAACGCGATGGAGGCGGTCGAGATCGCCGCGAAGGCGCAGGCCGCCGGCATGGGCGACGCGAAGGACATCACCCGCGCGCTCGCGGCCGTCATCAACTCGTACGGGTCGGACAATATCAGCGCCGCGAGGGCTGGCGACATCCTGACGGCGGCGGTCAAGGCCGGCGCGGCGGAGGCGGACGAGTTCGCTGGGGTGCTCAACAAGGTGGTCCCGGTGGCCGCCTCGATGGGGGTCTCGTTCGAAGAAGTGGCCGCCTCGATCGCCACCTACACCCGGCTGGGCACGCCTGCCGCTGAGGCCGCCACGGGTCTGCGCGCGGCGATGTTGTCGATCGCGGCCCCGTCCGAGCAGGCCAAGAACATCATGGCGGAACTCTCCGCCCAGACCGGCGACTCCTCGATGTCGTTCGAAGCCCTTCGGGCCTCGATCAAGGATCGCGGCCTGACGGAGACCCTGATCGACCTCGCGGGCAAGTTCAAGGGGAACGAGGAGCAACTGTTCAAGTTGCTGGGCTCAACCGAGGCGTTCAACGCGGTGCTCGGCACGGCCGGTGTGCAGGCGGGGAATTACCGCGACGTGCTCGCGCAGATCAAGGATTCGACCGGGGTGCTCGACGCGGCCTTCGCGGGCATCAAGGGCACTAGTGCGCAGACGTGGGGCGAGTTTCAAGCGCAGTTGTCGTCGGTCTCGATCGCGGTCGGCGAGAAGCTCGCACCGGCCTTCTCGTCGCTGCTGAAGGCCACGCAGCCGGTGTTGGAGTTCGTCACGGACGCCGTGGCGGGCTTCGCGAAGTTGCCTGAGCCCCTGCAGAGTGTCGGCGTCGGGATCGTGGGGCTCGGCGTGGCCGCCGGCCCGGCGACGATCGCGCTCGGCACGATGTTCAAGGCGGTGGGCGAGATCGAGCAGGGGCTCGGCCGCCTCGCGCAGACGGACGTCGGCAAGCAGGCGTTTGAGGGCCTCGGGACGGCCTTCGATCTGGCGAATGGCGCCGCGACGACGTTCGCGTCATCGCTCTGGGCGGCCGTGCAGCCGGCGCTCGCCGGCATCGTCACGCTGCTGACCGGGCCCGTGGGCATCGTGCTCGCGATCGGCGCGGCGGCGGCGGCGCTCATTACGTGGATGGGGTGGTGGGACGAGATCGGCGGGGCGCTCAGCGCCGCGTGGCAGTTCATCTCGGACGTCGCGGTCATCCTCTGGGATTCGCTCCAACCCGCGTTGGTGGAAGTCGGGCAGTGGGTGCAGGACGTCGCGGATTGGGTCGGCGGGGTCTTCGTCTCCGCGTGGGACGGGATCGTCGGGGCGCTCAGCGCGGCATGGGAGTGGATCGTCAACACCTCGTCTGCGCTCGCGGCCATGATCCCGGACGCGGTCATCGACGCCGTGGTCTCGTTCGCCAGTGCGCTGTCGGACAAGGTCTCGTCCGCGATTCAGACGGTGCTCGGGTGGGCGACCGGGCTCGCGGATTCGATCGGCTGGGTGATCGGGAAGGTCAGCGAGTGGACCGGCAAGGTGCACGAGCAGGCGGACGCGATTCGCGCGGCCAACGGGCAGTTGCCGAAGCTGACGTCGGACATCAACCTCTCGGCGACGGCCTCGACGGCGGCGGCCACGGCCACGGCTGGCGCGACGGCGGCCATCGCGGCGGCCGGTGCGGCGGCGGAGGGCAATGCGCCCCGGGTCACGAAGCTGACCGACGAGCAGAAGAAGGCGGCCGATGCTGCCGCGAAGCACGCAGCGGAACTCGACAAGCTGGCCGGCGGGGACAAGCTGGCGGCGGCGGCAAAGATGGCGGAGGCCATCGAGAAGCACGGGCTCGCGGCGGTCATCGCGTCCGAGGGCATCGAGAAGGTCAATGCGACCTTCGAGAAGGGCCTGAACGTGGCCTCGGCGCGCGGGCAGGAGTTGCCCGCTCCGTGGATCGCGACGCATGCCGCCACGATGCAGGCCGATGAGGCGCTGAACAACTACGTCACCGGTCTTCCGAAGATCGGAGTGGCGATCAAGCAGGAGGTTCTGACCCCGTGGCAGACCTTCATGCTCGAAATGGAGAAGTCGTACGGCAAGCTGCCGGGCGATACCGCCGGATTGCCTGCGGGCATTCTTGAAATAGGAAAAGCGATCGACGTTGTCGCGCCGAAGCCGCCGCTGTTCAGTGGCGCGATGCAGCAGTTCGGGCTGGCGATGACCGCTGCCGCGCAGTCTGCGATCGAGGGTGGTGGCAACATCACGCAGGCGATGATCGGGGCGTTCGGTCAGCAGGCGCAGCAGGCGATTCAGAACCACTCCTCGTTCCTCGGGATGTCTGGCGAGGCGCTTCAACTCATTGGCGCGGCAGCGACCGGTGCGTCGGCGGGGCTGGCGAACTTCAATGCGGTGAACGAGGGCGGGTCGAAGTCGGCCAGCCTGATGTCGTCGGCTCTGACCGGGGTATCGACCGCGATGGCCACGGGCAACCCGATCGCGGGGCTGCTGGCCGGCGGCATGGCGGCGCTCGGCGCAATCTTCGGGAACGCCGAGAAGAAGGTCAACGACACGCGCGACGCGTTCATCTCCGCGAACGGCGGACTCGCGAACCTGAACGAGATGGCCGCCGCTGCGGGCACGAACCTGAACGCGCTGCTGAATGCGGACAACCCGAAGAAGTACGAGGCCGCGATCAACGACCTGAAGGCCGCGTTCGAGAAGCACAAGCAGGCGCTCGCCGAGTGGGGGTCTGAGCTCAGCACCACGCTGGAGCGCGGGATCCTGCTCACGCAGGATCTGGCCGCGAAGTCGGTCGAACTGTTCAACCGGGATCGGGCGGGCACCAAGGACACTCTGTTCTCGTTCCTGATGGAGTCGCTCGAACAGGTCAGCACCGGGTTCAACGAGGCCGTCGAGGTCTGGTCAGAGCCGCTCCTCGAATTGTCGAAAAACGCCTCAGAATCAGCCAAGGAACTCGACAAGCTGAAGGCGAGCGGGAAGGCGAGCGCTGAGGAGATCGCGGCGGCCACGAAGAAGGCGGCCGAGGATCAGGCCAAGCTGCAGAAGGCGGTTGAGGAGAACGGGGACGACTTCCGCCGCTACGGGTCGATCGCGGTCGGGGTGTTCGAGCAGTTGAAGGAGGGCGGGCTCGATTCGGTCGATGCACTGGAGGCCATGCGCCCGGCGCTCGAAGACCTCTCGGAGGCCGCTGGCGTGCTCGGCCTCGACACGAGCGATGCCTTCGACGAGATGCTGGAGTTCACCCGGCTCGCCGACGAGTTCGGGCCGATGCTCCGGGAAGTGGAAGGCCTCGACGACATCATGACCGGGCTCAACAACACCGGCCTGCTGTCGTCGTCGCTGTTCTATGACCTCGCGGGGCAGGTGGCGGACACCTTCGAGGAGATGGTCTCCGGCGGCGCCGATGGCGAGAAGGCGATGCGGCTGATCCAGCCGCAAATTCAAAAGATCTGGGAACTGCAGCAGGACTTCGGCTACGAGGTCGACGAATCGACCCAGAAGATGATCGATCAGGCGGTCGAGGCCGGGCTGGTTGGTGACAAGTTCAGGAGCGCGCAGGACCGGATGATCGAGGCGGTTGAGCGGCTGATCACGCGGCTCGACGACATGATCGGGGTCATGGCCGGCGACCTCCCCTCGGCGGCTGAGGGTGGGGCGGGCCGGGCGTCCACGGCCATCTCCGGGATCGGCGGGGCAGCTCGGCGCGCGGCGGAGGAGGCGAACGCTGCGATCGGGTCGATCGATTGGGGCGGGCTGGAGCAGACGGGCACGGAGGCGCTCGGCGCGATCGAGGATGGCGGCGCTCGCGCGGCGTGGGGCTCGTCGCCCACGGGCATCAAGGAGATCGGCGTGGCCGCGAACGCGGTCATTCCCGACCTGCAGGCGCTCAGCACGGCTGGCCGCGCCTCGCTGCGGGAACTGGAGAAGCAGGCGGCGGAATCCGCGAAGGCGATGGCGAAGTCGCTGGCGGAGACGGCCGGGGCCAACCTGTTCGGGCTGGCCTCGGACGACATCAAGCGGTCCGTGGCGCTCGCGGAGCGGTCAGAGGCGTTCCGCGATTGGGTGCGGCAGCAGTCGGAACTGACGAAGGCGATCGTTGACAACGTGGCGATTCCCTTTAAGGCGCGGCTGATCGACGCGATCACGCTGAAGCCGACCGATATGCAGTTCGATAACGTCTACGAGTTCTTGGCGGCCTCGATGGTCGACCGGTATCTGAACGGGCTCGATGCCTCGATGCAGGGGACGCTCGACGCCATCGTGGCGGCGCAGAAGTCGGCCGGGGTCGTGACCGAGGAGATTCTGGACGGCTGGTTGGACGCGGCGGACGAGTTCGTGGATTCCTTCGGCGCCGGGGTCGAGGGGCTCACGGAGTCGACGAGCGCGGTCTTCGACGTGATCGATTCGGAGATGGCGGACCTGATCGACACGTCCGACCTCCTGTCGAAGAAGATGGTCTCGTCGTTCTCGGCGGCCCTGAACACGATCCGGATGGTGAAGGCGGCCGGCGGGGATGTCTCCGAGGCCAGTGACGCGCTGCGCGAGCAGGTGGGCGAACTGATGACCTCCACCGCCGTGAGCACCACGGAGGGGTTCAATCAGGCCGCCAAGGCGCTGCTCGACATGCGCGACGCTGCGAATCAGAGCGAGGCTTCGATGAAGACGTTCGCGATCGCGGCGCAGGCGGCGCTGACGGACGTCTACAAGCTGGCGCAGGGTGCGGGCGGGGAGTTCCTCGACACGATTCTGGCGCTGCGGCCGGGCGTCGACGCGATCGCGGACATCAACGAAGACCTCGAACTGACGGGGGTCTCGTCGTCGATCGGGATGCTGAACCAGCTTGGCGACGTGGCTGAAGCGAATCAGCCGGTGCTGAACTTCGTGTCGGGGCTGGACGCGGTGATGACGGGCCTCGCGAATACCGCGATGCTCTCGCAGGGCGATTTTCAGGCGATGGCGTCCGCCGTGGGGCTCGTCACGCAGCAACTCACGGACGCGGCCGGGCCGGACGGTATGCGGCTGGTGCAACCGGTGCTGCAAAACCTCTGGGAACTCTGGCAGAAGATGGGGTTCCAAGTCGACGAGTCGACGCAGAAGGTGCTCGAACAGGCGAAGAGCATGGGTATCATCGGCCCCGCGTTCGAGTCGGCCGAAGAGCGCATGGCCTCGGCGATCTCCGAGATGGTCAGCAAGCTCGATGTGCTGATCCAGAAAATGGAGCGGCTCGCGCAGTTGTCGGTGACCGTGGGCGGGACGCTGACCAACGCGCAGATCGGCAGCATTGGCAACCTGACGTTTGCCCCAACGGCGATTCCGGAGTTCGCGGAAGGCGGCATCGTGACCCGTCCGACGCTCGGCATCTTCGGAGAGGCCGGGCCCGAGGCGATCATCCCGCTCGATCAGTTGCGCGCGATTATCAGCGCGGCATCGAGCCTCTGGTTCGGCGGGTCGACGAGCGGCATCGCGGAGATCGCGCTGAATCAACCGGGCCTCCGCAGCGCGGATCTGTTGCCGCAGGCGGCCGAGGGCGGCTGGTTCCGGGGCCCGAATTCTGGGTACCCGGTCATGTTGCACGGGGAAGAGGTCGTGGTGCCGCTCGACCGGTTGTCGACGGGTTTCGGCGGCAACGGGTTCAGCCAGACGATCGTCATCGAGCAGGACGGTATGGTGGCGGCGGAAGTGGCCGCGCGGAACATGCCTCGGTACCTGCGGGTTCGGCAGCGCGGGCGGAGGCGGTAAGCCGTGGCGATTCGCGTCGAGATCGACGGCACGGACCGCACGTCTGACGTCCAGCGGGACATCGACGTCGAGTTGACCGTTCAGCGGGCCGGGTCCGCGAAGTTCACGGCCCACTCGAAGGACGCCTCGTGGCGGCCGACGAAGATGATGTCGGTCGAGATCTGGGAGCCGGCGGTGACCGCGACCGGCTCGATCACGTCCGGATCCTTCACGTTCACCAGTACCTCGCTGGCCGCCTCGCATCGTCACGTGCGGATCCCCGGCGCGGGGCCCGGTGGCGCCACGCTGCGGGCCTCGTTGCTGTCGGTGACCCCGGGGGTCTCGGCCACGATAGACGTGGCCGCCAGCGCCACGGTGAGCGGCGCCACGACGTGCCTGATCGGGACAGCCCGATTCCTCGGCTACCTCGAAGACCCGGGGGAAGGGCGCATCGGGGATGCCCCGAACACACGCGAGTTCGATCTGACGGCGGTCAGCTTGTACGCGGTGTTGCAGCGGCTCTATCCGCGTTCGTCGCGGCCGGAGGAGACGCTCTTCGACCGGCTAGATGGGTTGGTCTCCGACACGGGCGCCGATGACCACGGGATCAGGGTCTACTGGCCGCAATTACCGGTCGAACTGGTCACCGAAGACAGCGAGGCGTTCATTACCGAAGACGGAGAGGCGTTGGCGGCTGAGGATTCCGACGAGGGGGCAACGTTGGTGGCTCGGACGTATGACGGCAAGAAGACCTTCGCGGACGTGTTGCTGGATCTCGCAATTGAAGACGGTAACAACCGAACGTTCCTGACGGACGCGATCGGGCGGATCCGGATGTCTCTCCCAGCGGCCTTCGCAGCGCCATCGGAAATCACGGCGGCGATGGTCAAGCTGCCGGCCTCGGTGCGTGTTCGCGCGGTGGGGGAGTACTTCAATCAAGTGGTCTATCACTACGGGGCGAACATCGACGCCTATGTCACCGTGACGGATGCGACCGAGGTCTCCGCGCTGGACGGGCGTGTGTTCGAGGCGGTCGTGGAGGACTCCGACGACATCGATGCGACAGAGGCGACGGCTCGCGCGACCACCTACCTCGGTCTGCGTGCGAACCGGGGCCTCTATCAGATCCAGAACGTGACGCTCGACGACGAAGAGGGGTTCGAGGAGGGGCAGTTCGCGACCATCACGATCGCTGAGCGGGACGTGTCTGGGGTGCATCTCATCGAGTCGGTTCGGGCGCAGTATTTCGGGCTCGCGGAGCTGGGCTGGCGGTATGTGCTGACGGCCACGAACGGTGACGTGAGCCTCGACAATTACATGGACTATTGGGACGAGGCGATCGGAGAGTGAGGGGATGTCGAAGAAATTCACCGAACTGGCCGGGCTGTCGACCGAAACGGTTGATTGGAACGATCTGTTCGCGGTCTCGGTCAACCCGGATGGGTCTCCGATCTCTCGGAAGGTCGAGGCGAGGTACGTGCTCGGGTTGAGCGGGCTGGTGGGTGGCCGGCTGACGCTGGAATCCGGGGTGCCGGTCAGTGCGTCCGACCAGACGGCAAAGACGTCCGTCTACTGGACGCCGTTCGTGAGCGGTCTGCTGCCGCTGTTCGGGCCGAGCGCATCGGACGTGCCGTCGTGGGCGCTCTGGGAACTGCCTGAGTTCGCCGGGGCGCTGGGCACGCTCACGGACGCGACGAACTACGACGTGACGCTGAGCACGAAGGTGCTAACGCCAAGCAGCACGGACACTGGTGCTGACACGGTCACGTTTGGGGCGGCGCACGGCCTGCTGACCGGTGCGTACGTGAAGGTGACGACCACGGCCGGCGGTCTCACGGCTGGGACGTCGTACTGGTTCAATGCCTCGTCGTCCACGGCCGGCAGCTTCCATACGACGCTGGCCAATGCGCTGGCCGGCAGCAGCAAGGTTGACCTGACGTCAAACGTGACGCAGTCGATACGGTTCTTCACGTTCAAGTACACGGCGTGGACGAACGACACGGCCCGCGCGACCGCTCTGGCGCGGCAGGCCGGCGCCAGCCTCTACGCGCTGAGCGGGTCGCCGCACGAACTGGTCGTCGGCACGATCCGCACGACGTCAACGACCACGACCGCGGACAGCGGCGGCGGCGCGAGTTCGCAGACCGGCGGCAAGCGGTTCGTCTGGAACATGTACAGCCGCGTGCGACGGTTCGCGCGCGTGATCGACACCACGAACTCATGGACGACGGCGTCCGGCTGGCGTCAGGCAAACAACGCCGCCGGCAACAAGGTGGAGTACGTCTGCGGACTGGCCGGGGCGGGGTCTGTGGACGCCGGCGCCGCGCTTCACGTCCGCGCGTCGGCCGGATCGGCTCAGCAACTTGGCATCGGCATCGACTCCACGTCGGCTCCGTCTGCACTCTACGCGCACGCCTACGGGACCGACTTCACGTTGTACGCCCGGTACTCAGGTCCGATGCTGCTCGGCTATCACTACGTGGCCTGGCTGGAAAACGCCCAGAACACGAGCGGCACGAATTACGGAGACACGAATCCGTCCGGCCAGCAGTTGCAGCAGAGCGGGCTCGATCTCGTGGTGGAGGGCTGATTTATGAACGTCCAGCGACTCAAAACGGCGCTCGAAGCGACGGGGTGCCCGATTCGCATTGTGCGTGTGGAGAACGGGCGGGCCAGCTACGAGACAGGCCCGGGCGCGACGCCGGAGCAGGTGGCTGCGGCAGCGGAGGTCTTTAGGGTCTATGACTCGGGCGGCGACTCCGTCTACGAAATCGAGCAGGTGCGGGAAAAGGCGGCGGAGGCGCTCGACGCGAAGATCGGGCGGGCGCTGGATCCGACGGAGATGGCGCTCCGGGCCTTCTTCTTGATGATTGTCGAGGACCGTTACAACACAGTGCTGCAGTTCAACGCGCTGCGGCAGGCGGTGCTGGACGCGACGTCTCTCGGCGATCTCAGGGCGCGGGTGACGGCCAATGTTCAGGCGCTGCCGCCCTACGGCGCGAATTTGAGCAACTCCATCAACGCGATCAAGAACGCGCTGAAGCAACGGATCGGACTTGGACAGGTTGATCCGTAGGTAGGGAGGCTGATTGTGGATGAGATCACGCAATTGGTCGCACTCCTGCGAGGAGACAATCTGCGCGACCTCCTGATTGCGTTTCTGATCGTCGGGGGGATGCGCGAGTGGTACGTCTGGGGCCCAACGCACCGGAAGGCGATCGCCCGCGAGGAAGAGTTGAAGGCTATCGTGTTCAGGGCGCTTCGGGTCACGAAGGAGGCGGTAAATGCAGCGAACTGAGCAGCCCTCGCGGGTCGCTGTTCTGCTCTGGGCGATTCGGTACCAATTCACGCGCGAGCCTCCGCCGTGGGAAGGAATTGCACGGCCGGCCCCGGTGCCGGTCGATCTGGTCGAACTGAACCGGGAACTCACGTTCCTCGAAGAGCAGGTGCAACTCATCAAGCGGCGGAAGTCCATCGCGGACGGGAGCGGCCATGCTGTTTCTTGAGATCGGGCAGATCGTGGTGGCGGTCTTCGGCGTGGTCGTCGGGGTCGCGCTGACGCTGGCGTCGACGCGGATCCTCTCGGATGTCAGGCGCGCGGGGATTCAGAACGGCCGCCGCACGCTGGCGGAGATGTGGGTCATGTCCGATCTGCTGACATTAGTGGTGCAGGTGGTGTTCTTACTGATCGCGGGGGTCAGTGTCTGGGCGCAGGCGCATCACACGGCAGCGTCTTCGTCATGGTTCACGAACGGGACGTGGCCGATCCCGTTCCTGCGGATGTTCGGGAATGCCGCGTTGACGATCAAGCAGGTGCTGACGTGGCGGGCTCGTCAGCAGGTGGACGCGCTGTGATCGATCGCCTGACAGACCTCGAAGTGGTGGCGCTGACCGGGTACGGGGAAGCGCGCGGAGAGCCAATCGACGGCCTGATCGCGGTCATGCAGGTGGTCGGTCACCGCGTGCGCGACCCGCGCTACCCGTCCGCATGGCGCGCGGTCTGCCTGCAGCGCCAGCAGTTCTCGTGCTGGAATCCCGGCGACCCGAACCGCCAACTGCTCGAACGGATCGCCGAGGCGCTCGCGTCGAAGGCCTCGCTGGGGTCGCTGCGCGCGCCGATCGTCGAGGCCCTCCACGTCGCGGAAGGCGTCATCGCGTCGCGGTACCGCGACCTCGTTCGGAAAAGCTGCCATTACCACGCGACCAGCGTGACGCCTCGGTGGGCGCGCGGCCGAACGCCCGTGATCACGATCGGGCACCATCGGTTCTACAATGACGTTCCGTGACCTCCGAGGAACGCCCCGAGCCCCGGTACGAGCACCCGATGACGAAGGCGCTGCGTCTGATCGACGCGTTGCTGCTCTTGAGTCGGGAGCTTCATGAAGAGAACGTGACCCTGCGCGCGATGGTCGAGAGCCGGCTGGCCCGGATCGAGGCCGTGCTGACCCCGCAGCAAGCGCCGATCGTGTCGTTGTCGGGGACGCGGAGGAATCGCGCGGAGCAGGTGCTCGCGCTCCTCCACACGGCGCCCGGGCCTCTGCGCGGCGCCGACATCGCGAGAGCGTGCGACATCTCTCCCGCGAACGCGCATGACGTGCTGAAGCGGCTCCATTCCGCCGGGCAGGTGGAGCAGCATCCCGACAAAACGTGGACCCGGAAGGAGAACCGACCCATGACGATCTTGCGAGCCGTTGCCTTGCTGCTGGCGCTCGCCGTGCCTCTGCCGGCGATCGCGCAGACTCCCGCGCCTGTGCTGAACCCGACCAAGGTGATCTTCGAGCCCTCGCCTGACCACGCGGCCACCGAGCCGATCACGGGTCAGCCGATGGTCGCGAAGTACCTGCTGCAGATCTTCGTGCTGGGCGCGCAGGCTCCGATGACGGAGATCGATCTCGGGAAGCCGACGCCGCTGACCGCGCTCGATCCGACGACCCCGGACGCGCGGGTCGGAGAGATCGTGGCGAAGCCGAGTGCGCTGGTCTCACTTCCGGTTGGCGTGAAGCACATCGCGACCGTGACCGCGCAGGCGGGGAGCGGCCTGCAGTCAGGACCGAGCAACGCGACCGGCCCTTTTGGTCGGGCCAACCCGCCGAATGCCCCACCGGGCTCCCCGAGGGTCGTCCGGTAGCGGTCGCGTACTACTTCGCAGAGCAGACGATCGGCCGGGTGTTCCTCTGGAACCCCGGCGATACCGAGGTGACGGCGTGGATCATCGACAGCGCGAAGGTGACGACGACGCGCGTCCTGAAGCCGAGCGAGTCGCTCGGGCTGAACACGTCGACGGGTCCGCTGCTGGTGGCCTGCAGCGAGTTCTGCGCGGCGACGGCGCGACTGGCCGCGAACGGCACTCCGGTGCCGCCGCTGAAGTGTCCACCGTGACGCCACCAGCGTGGGAGATCCGAGGCGAAGACTACGGGTGGTAGTCAACGCGCGTTGGTCAGGGGGGGGGTGAGGCATGAACGGTTGGAACGCGAGCCTGCAGTTTCCGTGGGCGCTCTGTTCGGAGGGCGCCCGCACCTTCGTCATTCACGTCGAGACCCGGCAGATCGTCTCCGAGGAGGAGAACGCCTATCCCGCTGGGTGGTTGTCGCGCGGGGTCTACCTGTTCACGCGCGGCCATGACGAACGCGAGATCTGGTCGCGTCACGTCGAGACCGGCGCGCGCACGAAGATCGCGGACGCCTTCTACACCGAAGACGGGGTGCGCGGGGATGGTCGCGGGCATGCCGTCGCGGTCACGACGCGCGGGCTCTGGGTCTATCTCGGCGGGGTCTGGATGAAGGTCGACGCGCGATCGTTCTTCTACCAGTCGGTGGCGGTCCGATCGGGAAACGGGCTGATCGCGGCGGTCGATCGCGCGACGCTGGAGACCGTGGTCTTTCGCCTCGATGACGCGCGGTGGCATGAGACGACGTACGCGCCCGGCCCCACCGGGAACCTGCGATTCGCGTCCGAGCGCGGGGTGGTGCACGGCTACAACGGGCCGGTGATGCTGCAGCCGCCGGACGGGCCCGAGGTGGACATCACGGTCACCCCGTGGCGGCAGGAATCTCCGGCGCTCTACCTCGGTCGCGGCCTCTGGGCGCGATCGACGTGGTTCCCGGTGCGGAACAAGGGCTACGTGCTGATCACGGACGAGGCCCGGCCGGGCGTGGCGGTGCATCGCGGGGACATGCCGGTCTCGCATCTCGACGCCGAACTTCTGCCGGATGGCCGCGTGGCGCTCGCAGGGAACGATGCGCGCGGCGCGTTCTACTCGGCCGTGGTGCCGGTGACCACGGCGCCCTTCTTCGTCATCGCGGACGATCCCGCGAACCCGGTACCGGTACCGACGCCTCCTTCGCCGGATCCGAAGCCGGACCCGGTGCTGCCGCCGAAGATCACGATCGACGCGTGGGGCCCGAAGAAGGGCCGGGCGCCCCTGACCGTGACGCTGCACGTCGTGGCGGAGCCCGGGGCGGGACCGATAGGGGCGGTCCGGGTCGAGGCCGTGGGCCCGGTGAAGGTGACGGGCGGCCGGTCTGGGCCCGGATACGTTGACCTCGCGTTCACCGAGCCGGGCGAGTACCGGATCAAGGCCTTCAGCGTCGGGCCCGGAGGCGCGTGGGTGACCGGGCGCTCGCGGATTCTGACCGTCGAGGCGGCCGAGCCGCCGGTGCCGACGCCCGAGCCGGTCCCGGTGCCCTCGTGGGATGACCTCTTGCGGGAGGCGGAGACGCTGCCGGCGGGGACGTCCCTGCGGTATGCCGTGGCGTACGGCCGCCTGAGAGCCTACGGAGGCCCCGAGGCGGTGACCCTCTCCCCACTGACGCAGGCGGAGGCGTTCGCCTTCCTGTGGCCGGGACAGGCGGCGCCNNCCCTGACCCCGTGCCGCCCGGGCCGGTGCGGCTGCCGAGCCGGGAGGAGGCGTACGCGGCGCCCGGGGCGATCGCGCTGACCCGGGAGATCTTCTCGCCATTCCTCTTCGCGCAGCCGGAGGCGACCCGGCAGGCGTGGTACGCGGCCTTCCGGGCGGCCGGTCTCCGCCGGCTGATCGTGATGCTCTCCGGGGAGTACCGAGGGCGGTTTCCGTGGTTCTGGCTCTGGGACGACGTTCCGGCCATCCGCCGGCTGCTGACCGAGGTCATCGCCGAGGGCTTCGTGCCGCTCCTCTGGGCGGCCAACGGGGAGAGTTTCCGCGCGCGGCAGTTGGCCGCCGACGCCACGGACATCTTGTCGCGGTCCCTGTCATGGGACACCGTGCCGAGCGGAGACGTGATCGACGACGACGAAGGCCGGTTGGTCGTGGCGAGGAGTGGGATCTCGCTGAACACGTTCCTGACCGGGCCGCAAGGCTTCCTCGGGCCACGTGCCTCGATGGCGCGCGCGCTCGGCGACCCCTTGGAGGCGACATGGCGCCGGGTGTTGCCGGCGATCGCTGATCTGGTCCCGATGGCGGTCCCAGCGCCCGAGATGAACGACATCTGGACGCCGCAGCAGCAGCATGACCGCACGGTCTTGCTGCACGAGTTGATGTCGCAGACCGCGATCGGGGTGCACTTCACGCGCGGCCGGTGTCATGGTGATCACAACCGGGGCACCGGGCCGGACGGTCAGCCGCCAGCGGCATGGAAGCCGGAAGACGACCCGAACAATCCGGGGAAGCAGAAGGCCGGGGTGGTCGGGTACTACAGCGGGTCACCGGTGCACTTCAATTTCTACAACGCCCCGTACGATCATCTCGGCGACGTGCGTCGGTTCATGGATGATCTCGGCGACGTCGCGGTGCGCGTCGATGGCCGGGTGTTGGTGCCGGGGAAGTCGGCGCCCTATCCGGGCATGCGTCGCGTGGTGATCTACGGGGAAGGCCCGGCTGAGTGGGTGCTGCGTGGGGACTGGTCGTGGTCGCGCGGGGAAGATCTGCGGCGGGCTGCGTCCGTTCCGTGGCTGTCAGCGCCGAACGATTAGGGCTCGCTGCCGCGCGTCCACCCCGCGCGGCGCCGCAGCGGTGACGACCTCCAGCGTCACCACGCGGTGCGGTGGCGCCCTCGATGCCTCTCCGTCCTCACCCGGAGACGCATCGAGGGCCCGGGCGATGTATCATCTCCGCGCGCGACTGGAGGCGCGCGAACATGGCGTACATCATCGGGATCGACCCCGGGCCAGAGCACTCCGGGTTGGCGGTGCTGCGGACGGTCAACAAGATCGACAACCCTGTGGTCGAGCGGGCGGAGAGCGAGACCGACAACGAGTCGGTCGCGATCTTCCTCGACACGTTTGGCTGCGGGCCTGAAGACGTGTTGGTGGTCGAGATGATCGAGTCGCAGGGGATGGCGGTCGGTCGTGAGGTCTTCGAATCGGTCTACTGGATCGGGCGATTCACGCAGGCGTGGCCGGGGCGGGTGGTGCGCGTCACGCGGAAGGCCGTCAAGCTGACCATGTGCGGCACGCGCGCGGCCAAGGAGAGCGAGGTGCGGCGCTCGCTCCTGAACGAGTACGGTGGCGCTGATCGCGCGGTCGGCGTGAAGAAAGATCCCGGGCCGCTCTATGGCGTGAAGGGGCACGCATGGGACGCGGTGACCGTCGCGTTCGCGTGGTGGTCCGGCGCCGAGTCCTACACGCATCGGAAGCCGATCAAGGAGAAGAAGCGATGAACAACCCGTTCGGCGCCCCGGCCCTGCCGGGTGGACGCCTCGACGTGCAGCGCGCGTCGCAGACCCTCAGCGAACTCGAAGACCGCGTGCTAGTCGATCGCCTGATCGATTCGCGCGGGGATGCCGAGGTGATCGCGCAGCGATGGCACCTGACCGAGACGGGCGGGCTCTCGGTGACCGCGTACGTGAATCGTCGCGAGCGACTGGCGGTGCACTTCGCGGTGCGGCAGTGGCCGGACGGCAAGGCGTGGTTGCAGGTGACCTTGCTGCATCGCGATCGGATTCCGACGTGGGACGAGGTTGCGCGCGCAAAGGAGACCTTCCTCGGGCAGACGCGCGCGCTGGTGGTGCTCGATGCCGAGGTGATGCGCGCGCTGCATCCGCACGCGATCGCCTTCTGGGCCTGCCTCGATGATGAGAGCGTGGTGCCCGCGCTGGCGGTTCGGAGTTCGGAAGCCCCGGCCGCCGAATGATTCTCGATCCTGACGACCCGGATCCGGTGGTGCGGGAGTGCTTGGCCCACCACTGGATCGTCCTGAACGGTCTCGTGCAGGCGGACGCGATCGCCTGCAAGGTCGGTCAGCAAGGCTGGGTGGTCCGTCTCGTGAACGGCGCCCGGGTCACTGACCACGGCCACGTCTGCTTGGCCGCCAAACCCGCCTCCCCGGCCTCCACCGGGGGCTCTCCTCGCACGTAACCTTCACCCGAGCGGCGGCCGGCGGCAACCAGCCGCCGCTCTCCGCCGCTCTCCCACCTGCCGTTTTCCGGCCATAACCACCGCGAGTTGACCCCGGCCGGCCAGCCCGAGGTAATATCTCCATGCCCCAAGGGTGGGGCCTGAGAGGAGCGAGCCGATGGTGAACCTGATTGTCAGGGTCGTGATGATTGACGAGTTCGGATTCACGGGCCGGGAGCATCACCCCGAGCCCGACATGATCGGGCAGCAGGTGCGGGTCTCGAAGATGACCACCTTCTGCGAGAGCGGCGATGAGGAACTCGACTTCGCTGACAGCGATCAGAACCACGGGGATGCGCCCTTCACGGTGCTTTACGGACAGACCGATGACCTCCGGCCGGTCGAATTGCTCGACCACGAAGTTGTCATCGTCTCGATCGGCGTGAACGACTGCCTCTGAGGAGACCTCCGATGACCCAGACCTTCCAGAAACTGACGTGCCCGGCCTGCGGCGGGTCGCTGACCCTGATCGATACGCGCACCGGCCTCTCGCCGACGCCGCTCGCGCTCTCGGACCTCGCGGTGACGTGCAACGCCTGCGACTACGCGGCGGCCACCGAGGAGCATCTCGCGATCGAGAACGCGCTCACGACCATCAAGTGCGAGATCAAGGCCGGCTGCGCGAACCGGAGCCTGCTCGATGGAGACGACAACCTGCCGGAGAGCCTGCCCGAGACCTTCGCGATCGCGCATGACCTCAAGGGCCCGCAGATCGCGATCGTCGCGGGTGCCATCGCGCGCTGGATCGAAGACGGGGAACTGCAGGACGAACTGACCGAGGCCGGGGTGCTCTGCCGCCACTGTAACCGGATGGCGGAAGACGAGGGCCTCTGCATGGCGCATCTCGACGCGCGCGACGAGGCCGCCTACGAGAACCGATTCGGGTGCTGAAGCTTCGGACGACCAATCGATAACCGACCAAGGAGCGACGCGCCGGCACCATCACGCCGCAGGTGGTCAACGACCGGTGCGTGTTCCTGGACGCGCAGGACCGCTGCCGCATCCATCCGGTCGCGCCGTTCGGCTGCTCGCACTTCGACCCGCACATGGACGGCGGGGAAGTGCTGGTGCGAGCGCAGTGGCTGTACGACACCATCGCCCGTCATGCCGGGTACCGGGCGCTACGGCGGCTGCTGCCGTCCGCCACATCGTGGAGGCCGATATGAGGTTTACTGCGTCGTGTATCTGTGGCTGGGGCGACAGCGCAAACGGGTCCGATGCTGCGCTCGAAGTGCTTTCAGCGGGCGTGGCCGAGCACCGCAAGGTATGCCCTCTCTTGAAGGCCCTTCAGCGCAGCCGTGGCCCGCGCATCTCGTGGACCGTGGTCGGTTCGGTGGAGAGCGACAGCGAGCCGGGCGTGCGCCACGAGATCAAGCGCAACGCCAACACCGGGCGGCTCGGGTGCTCATGCAAGAAGTACCGGTTCTCGAAGGGCAACAAGACGTGCCACCACGTCGACGCCTTCATGGCGGCAGGCGACGTGACGCCAGCCACTGCCGTCTCTGCGTCTGGCGAGACGCGCGTGGGGGACTTCACTATCCGCCGCGCCATCTCGTTCGGCGGCGTGCCGCTAGGGAGGCGGTCGTGAGCGGCGGCACCTGCTGCAAGTGCCTGTCCGTCACTGACGAGTACCGGAGGCGGCACTGGCGGGTCTGGCAGCGGCGCTGCAATTACTCGGCGTTCAACGGCTACCGCTACACGCCGAGCGCGTGGTCGCTGGTGTGCTGCCTGATCTGCCGGGCGTTGTGGCGCACGACCACCAACATGAGCGACACCGCCAAGCGAGTTCGGGATGCGCTGACGGTTCTGCTGACGACACCGGCCACCCGGGAGTGGCTGGCGGAGAACGACCCGAAGGCGCTGCGTCAGGGCCTGCAGGCGCTGGGCACCCCGGAGACGATCGCGCGCGTGAGCATCATCAAGCGATCTGAGAAGAACGAGGCCGGAGTGCGGGTCTACGTGCATACCGGGCCCGGCCTCAGCGCGAACAATTCGAGGCGCTGTCAGACCGCGCGCGGCTGCGTGAGTACCGCGCGGCGGTCTTCCACGCGCTGTCAGGGCTGACGACGCGCGGGGTCGAAGTGGCGCTCGCGGCCGGCGGACAACTGACCCCACGCGCGGAGGTGTTCCCGCTGGCGGAGATGCGCGGCGCGTGGGCTTCGGCGCGGTGGTCGTATCGGGCGGGATGCACCTGCGGGTGCTCGCCGGGCTTCGTGGTGAGCGACGTCCGGGGGTGGGAGGTCTGGGTGACGATCACGGCGTGGGCCGGTGGTCAGGATGCGCCTGCGGGCGCGCGGTGAGGAGGCAGTGATGATTCGATTCGAGTTCGACGGACAGCGGTACGGGATCGGGTTCCAGCATCATCGGCCGGGTCAGCCCAAGGAGGCCAACCCACGGGCGCCGTGGACGGACGGGCCGTGGACGGAGGCGACGCTCTACGTGATCACGGACGGCAAGGCTGACCCGGTCGGGTCCGCGCTCGCGCGGTGTTCCGCGCGCGACGTCTGGAATCCGGCGGTGGGCCGCGTGCAGGCGCTGACGATGCTCCTGCGGCCCTACTCGATCGGCCGGGAGAAGGCGGTGGCCTCGGCCATGCGGCTGCGCCGGCCGGCCTATCAGAGCCTCACGCGGAAGGAGCGTGAGGGCTTCCGGCGGTCCGTCCGGTACGAGTGGGCCCGGCAGGGGAAGCTGGCGGACGGCTCACCCAGCCCGGGGGTGGCCCGGGACTGGCCGCGTGGGCTGCGACAGGCCGCGTGGGCGGCCTACCGGGCCTCCGGGGCCGGGTTCCCGGCCTGACCGTCTCCCCGCCCTGATCAGGGGGCCGGCTAAGCCCGGCCGGCCCCGTTTTCCCGCCTGAACCACCACGCGTTGACTCCCGGCCCGCCTCCCGAGGTAATATCTCGGCGCGGCCACCGACCGGCCCAAAGGAGCGACGCGATGATGACCCCGACCTCGACCCCGACCCAGACCCAGCAGCGCGCGGTGTGCCCCGTCTGTTTCGCGACGCAGGCGATTCGCGAGAACGGCACGATGGTGCAGCACGGCTACACCCGCCCCGAACTCTGGCACCAGAACGTCAATACCTGCGCCGGGACCGGGCGCCCTCACTTCGGCACCGAGGCGGGCCGGGCCTACACGCAGCAATGCGCGGCGGATGCGCGCGCGGCGGCGGATGCGAAGGCCGCGCAGGCGACGCGGGTGGAAGACGGGCAGGATCCGGTCTTCGAATCCCGGACGACGCGCATGGGCGGACAGCGAGTGTTGGTCACCGAGCGCGTCGAGATCCCCACGGCCCGGCAGCGCGAGGCATGGGTTCGGGCCCTGCGCGCATCGGCGGGGATGCTGACCGCGCGCGCGGCCGAACTCGACGCGCTCGCAGCGGCATGGACGCCGCGTGAGCCGATCACGGTCGCGGTCGAACCGAAGCAGGCGCTGACCCACTGGCGGTCACCGCGTTACTGGCGCGGGTCGGGCAAGGCCTGCGCGGGCTCGATGATGGGCGCGCAGAAGGGCTACAGCACGACGACCTTCGAAGACGTGACGTGTGAGAAGTGCAAGGCGCGCGCGGCCCGCGCGTGAGGTCACCCCGGGGCGGCTCACGAGGCCGCCCCACCACCATCCCGACAGGAGCGAAGCGATGACGACTAAAGCGAAGACCCCGACGATCGCGGTCACCCTCTCAGCCGATGAACTGACCCACATCAAGACCGGCCTCCAGAACACGATCTACAACGTGACGCACGGTGTCATCGGCAAGGCGCCCAAGGGTGAGGATGAGTGGGCTTCCCTGACTCCGTATCTGGACGACCTGCGGGCGCTCAGCGCGCGGCTTGAACGGCACCAGAAGGCGCTGAACAAGGCGGCTCGCGAGGAGGCCGCCGTGCGTCAGCCGAAGGGGCGTTGCCCGAAGGTCTGGATCCGCCAGAACGTCTGGGGCAACTGGTACGGCTATCAGGGCGGCCGGCGGGTGGCGGCCTTCTTCAACTCGACGACCGAAACACAGGAGCAGGCGGCCCTGCGCTGGCTGGCCGAGCAGACCTCTCAGGCGCAGATCGGCGCCTGAACCACCGCGAGTTGACGTCCGGCCCGGTCACCGAGGTAATATCTCGACCGGGCCGGACGGCCCAGAAGGAGCAGCCCAATGGCGGACGGTTTCTGTGAGGTCTACGAGAACAAGGCGGGTGACACGTTCGTGCGGACGTCAGACCGGTCCGGTGAGGTCAACAACACGTACGAGGTCACGCGCGAATCGAAGGCCGCGATGGATCGATGGCTCCTTGAGAACGGGTACGCCTTCATCGGCGTCGATGACGTCGACTGAGCCCGGAGCTCGGAGCCCCGAAAACAACCCGACAACCCCGAGGAGACGAATCATGAGCCCAACCCCGAAGACCACCACCACGAAGCCGGCCGCCGCATGGATCCGCCGTTTCGAACTCGCGCGTCGCGCGGCGGCCCCGCTGGTCGCGATCAGCACGCCTGACCAAGCCGCCTGCATCGAGCAACTCCTGCCGCTCGCCTGCCGGGACTTCCTCGCGAAGAAGGACACCGGGGCCATTCTCTCGTGGGACCGCGCGCGCGGTCTCGTCGGCATCAACGCGACGGCGAAGCAGTGGCTGACGGCCGCCTTCCCCACCCCGCCGGCCCCGGCCGGGATGCCGGCGCATCTCGCGCCGAAGTCTGCGATCGCCCAGACCGTCGACTTCGTGGTCGCGATGGACGCGGTCATGCGGCCCGGCCCGCAAGCGATGCCGCCGGCCTCGACGGTCTTCGTGCACAACGCGCAGTTCCTCTTCGATGACCACCAGCGCGGCCCGGTCTGTATTCAGGCGATCGCGAACGCGCGCGACGTCCTGAAGATGGCGAGCCAGACGCTGGTGCTGATGGCGCCGATCTTCCGGGCGCCGATCGAGATCAAGTCTGACGTCGTGAGCATCGACGAGCCGATGCCGGACGCCGAGTTGGTGCGCGAGATCATCAATCAGCAGTACGCCAACATCCAGTTGAAGCCGCCTACTGACGCGAACGAATCGTACGCGCGGGCGGTGGATGCGCTCTGCGGGGTGCCGGCCTTCGCGGTGGAGACGGTGGCCGCGATGTCGATCACGCGCGAGGGCCTGAACATCGACGAGGTTATGAGCCTCGCGAAGGCCACGATCGCGCAGACTCGCGGGCTGGAGGTCTACGTGCCGAAGCGCGGTGAGGGGTTCGAGCGCATCGGCGGCAACGAGGGGATCAAGCGGTTCCTGCGCGACATCGAGCGGCATCGGATCATCGTGTGGCTCGACGAGGTGGAGAAGCTGACCGCCGGCTCGCGCGGTGACCTCTCCGGGGTCTATCAGGACGCCGAGGCGGTGCTCCTGACGCATATGCAGGAGAGCCGCGCGAACGGCATCATGCTGGTCGGGCTGCCGGGCGGCGGGAAATCGGCGATCGTCAGGGCGGCCGGGTCAGAACTCGACACGATGGTGGTGCGATTCGATCTCGGCGCCATGCAGGGCGGCATCGTCGGGCAATCGCAGCAGTACATCCGCGCGGCGGTGAAGGTCATCGAGTCGCTCGCGCGCGGCCGGGCCCTCTGGCTGGCGACCTCGAACGATATCAGCGCCCTCAAGCCGGAGTTCTGTGAGCGATTCGCGCTGGGCACGTATTTCTTCGACATGCCCTCGCGCGACGAGAAGGACGCGATCTGGCGGATCAAGGTCGCGGAGTACGGGCTCGACGCGAATCAGCCGATGCCCACCGAGACGCAGGACGCGGGCTTCGTCGGGCGCAACATCGACGCGGCCTGCCGGATCGCGGCCCTGACCAAGCAGCCGCTCTCGCAGGCGATTCGGCGGGTGGTGCCGCTGGGGTCGCGCGATGGAGACGTCGTGACCCGTCTGCGTCAGCAGGCGAACGGGCACTGGCTCAGCGCCGCAACCGGTGAGGTCTACCGCATGGACGAACCGGCGGCGGCCATCGAGACCCCGAAGCCCGACGCGCGCAGCCGCCGGCTCGCGGTCAATTAGGCCGCAATCCCCGCGAGTTGACGCGACCGGGGCGGACCGAGGTAATATCTCGCCGGGGCGGAATGGGCCGCCTCGGCGGGTTTCCCGCAGCAAAGGAGCACACCGTGAGCCACATCTCGACGATCAACCTGCAGGTGGTAGACCTCGACGCGTTCGAGGTGGCCGTGACCGCGAAGGGCGGCCGGCTGAAGCGTGACCAGAAGCAGCACCGGTACTACGCGGGGGCGATGAGCCCGTGCGATCACGCGGTCAGCGTGCCGAACTCGGCCTTCGAAGTCGGCATGGTGCCGCGCAAGGGCCCGGGTGAGTTCGGCTGGGATCTCGCGTACGACAACTGGGGCTCGGACGGCCGCGTCATCGAGCAGCACTTCGGAAAGGGCCTGACCGGTCTCGCCGACGAGTACGCCG